CGTAAGTTCCGTGCGCTTTGGACTCTCGAAGCTGCTCAGGACCTGCGTGCGTACCACAACTTGGACCTTGAGCGTGAATTGACTGACTTGCTTGGCAAGGAAGTTTCTTTGGAAATTGACCGTGAACTTTTAGAAGATATCCGTGGGCTTGCTTATGACTGGACTGCCAATGATGGCTGGAACCGTGATATGCTTTCTTTGGGTAACTCTAACCGTTTCCCTGATGATGGCACTGGTAACTTTAACCCATCTGGTTTTTACTACGATTTGAATCAAGATACTCATGCTGACGTTTTAGGCACTAACCCTGCTGGTACTCGTAGAACTGCTGGTAACGTTTTCTTAGTTGATTTCGCTACTTCGGCTCTTGGTCTTGACCCACGTCACGTTGGTCAGGTATATGCCAACTTGGTTGCAGTCCTAAACTTCGCTTCGCAAGACATCTACAAAACTACTTATCGTGGTGCTGGTAACTGGATTGTTACCTCTCCGATGGTAGCTGCTATCCTTTCTTCGGCTTCTAAGCTTGAAGGGGGTGTGCGTCAAGGTGAATTCGACGGTCAGTTAGGTGCTAATATCCAATACAAAGGTAAGCTAATGGGTCAGTTTGACGTTTATGTCGACCCACTTTGGCCGGAGGACGAAATCCTCATGGGTTACAAAGGCTCGTCTCCAATGGATTCTGGTTATATTTATTCTCCATACATTCCGTTGCAGATGCTTCCAACCATTACCGACCCTGATACGTTCCAACCACGTAAAGGCTTGCTCACTCGCTACGGCAAAACAGCTTTATCACCTGAGTCTCGCTTCTACAGAGTTATCCGTCTAATGGGTATTAATTCTAACTTTATGCAGCAGCCGTTCGCGACTGTAAGTAACAGTTCTGTCTAACACAAGTTAGAATAAACTGAATAAAGAAGCCTATCCTTTTTACGAGGGTAGGCTTCTTGCATTCCTATATAATGTGTAACTATGTCTGCTTACCAACCAATTACCAAGTTCGGAAATACGTTCGCCCATAGAAAGGGGGTTTCGTACGATGCTTCGGCGTTTTCGGAAACCTTAGGGGACATCCAGTACGACTCTCTCAATAGAAGGCTTTTTGCCGAGCAAGTGGAGTTTAATAGGTTTTATACAATCATTAAAGATTTTATTAAAGCTAGACTGGGACACCCTGTAGTTCGTGTAGAGCTCTCAGACTTTCAAATCTTGACAGCAGTCGATGAGGCTATTGCAAAATTAGATTACCACGCCCCCGACTGGTGTCTACAATTTATGACGTTTCAAACTAAATTTGGTGAGGGTCTTTATGAACTCCCACAGTTTGTAATGAATAATTTCCGATACGCAGCTTATAAGAAAACCCTTCTATCCGTCGCTAGACAATCGAATACTTTAGAAAACGATTTCTTTATTAAGTACTTCCAAGAAAACTTCCTATTCAATCAGTTGGATATCGGTGAGTTCCTTTTGATGAAGATGCAACTAGAACAGATTAGAAAGGTTTTGAGTCGCGAAGGTACTTGGAGTGTAGTAAATGGTAAATATTTAGCAGTTTGGCCGATTCCCCAAGATGAAGCTGACCAAGAAGAAGTTGCTGTAGAATTTAAAGCGTTGGATACTGATACGTTACACCCTTACTTTGTTGGCTGGATTCAAAGATTTGCCACCGCGGTATGTAAAATAATCCTAGGTCAGATTCGAGGTAAGTTTGCACAACTACCGTCCCCTCAAGGAGGAGCTACGCTTAACGGACCCGCGTTGATTCAGGAAGGCACTGCCGAACAAGAAAAATTGATTCAAGAGCTTTTAACCGAAATAGAGGAACCTCCTGTGTTTACAACATTCTAATGGATAGCATTCTCTACTCAAAGATTCAGAAAGATATCAAATCTTACGACGAATCACACCCAGCAACCACGGACTTTTATAGGAGCTACACTCAGTCTTTACTAGACCGTCTTATTATTGAAGTTGTGGACGATGAAGACAAAAGATATAAAGTCCCTGTTATATATGCTAACCCGGAACGTGCGATAGCTAAGGTAAAAGAAGACCGAAATTTAAAACTTCCTTTAATTTCTATTGCAATTGGAGATATTGAGGAGAATTTAAAAGCTAGACGACCTGATTTACAGCTCACGCACTATAAGTTTTTTGATGTGGAAAAGCAACGAGCTTACCGTGTTATCAAGAAAGCCTCAAAAGCAATTTCTTTACAATTTCAGCTTACTTTTTGGTCCAAGTACACGGAAGACATGAACCAAATGGTTGAAACTCTGCAAATGTTATTTCAACCATCTTTAGCTTTACCCACCGCTCACGAAAAAGAAAATAAAGCTTTTTTGTTGGATATTTTAGATATGTCCTCCGTCCAGGCGGGAGATAAACAGGACCGAACGCTGCGGAAAAGAGCTACAATTAGGGTCGAATGTTACATTCCAGGAAGGGAGTACCTGTACTCAAACACAGGCAGAATCAAAGAATTTATTAATACTGAAATTGAATCCAAATAAATCTTGAAAAAAATACTATAATACTAGATTGGCGCCTCCTAAATAAGGTAGGAGAAATTTAGTATGCCAACCTCTAAAAAGCCCGCAAAAAGTACAAAACGCGCCAAGACACCGTCTAGCGCTCGTACTCCTGTGCGCGAAAGAAAATATAGACTTTGTAATACTAGCTGCTCAGACTACGAATTAATCGTAGCGGACAAAGGCAGAATCCAACATGTTTGGATGACTCCCAATAAGACAATCGAAGTCCCTCTCGCACCCCTAACACCACAGGTGCTTGAGTTTCAAAGACGGCACATGCTGTCAGTCACTGAAGTCCATATTTAATTTATTATGCCTACCTACAATAGCCCCGGAGTTTACACTAGTGAGAATGATTTCTCTAATTTCGACCCTGCGTCAAGCCCAACTACCCCTGGTATTGTTGGTTTTGCTTCTCAAGGTCCTGTCGATAAGCCTATCCTTATCACCAATACAGTAGACCTAGAAAGGTACTTTGGTACCCCTACTGAGGTTACTGGAGGTCAAGGGCTTTTAGCTGCGTACGAAATCATGAGGGAAACTAACCAACTTCAGTTTGTACGCGCCCAAACTACAGCAGCGGCAAATGCTGAATGTGATTTGCTAATAGGAGCACTTCCAATGGTTGTTGCTGGAACTTCAGCGACTTACACACAATACAGAACCCCTAACGTATTCAATACTGCAATGACTGGTAGTACTGCTAGTGGTTCGGCACACTTTATCGTTCAGGTTTATGATTCCAATGGAACAGCTACAACAACTAAGCCTTACTTTTTATCGGTTTCCCACCCTAGTGGTGTAGATGTTGTGGTTTCAGGCTTCCAAAAGACCCTTTCTGATAACCCTGATTTTGTGGTTGAAAAACTTGACAACAGCTACTTGGCATTTGTAGGTCAGCATGCAGGAACATCTGCAAAAATCGAAGTAAGCGCTTTCTGTCCTCGTATTGAGACTACGGACGTTTTTTCAACAACTCAACTTTCAGGGCATGGGGCTATTGGAGGTGGGGGAAATCTACTGTCTAAGACAGATTCCGGTACCTACATTCAATTTGACGGAACTAAGATAGGCGTTAAAAACATGACACTCGGAGCCGACTCCAAACCTGGCTTGATAGACGGAACTGATATTGTGGCTGACACCGGCATGGATGTTACAGGTATGATGTTCGTAAGCGCTATGTTTTACGACTCTGGCAATATCTATCCGTCCAACGCGCTTTCAGAAGTGTCCGCAACAAGCGCAATAGGTCAAGCGTACACACAAACCGCACCAGCAAATACTGGGTTGGGAGGCTCAGGGGTAACTCTAAGTCGTAATGAAGGCGCTGGCGGAGCGTACACGGTTCGAGCTCTGCACCCTGGACTAGGCAATAATGCCGCTAGTTCTTATAACGGGAACGCTAACGTTATTAGAGGTCTTTCCGTGAAAGTCTCACCTCTCGGTAAGTACCAACAAGCTATTACCCTTTTACGTAACGGCGGCGTTGCAGAGTCTTACAAGGTTCAACTAATAGAAGATACTACTAACTCAGGTATTCCAACTTGGCCGAGTTCTGTTATTAACTCTAAGACTTACGGGAATGGGGAAACATCTGATTACATATACGGAGCTTTTGAGGACGTCGACGGTGATACCGCAGTAACGTGGACTGCCCCCACTACCGTAACATCCCCTGCTTACGTTAACTCTTTTGCTGCAGCCGGTAAAGATGAAGGTCAAATAGCCTATACTAGATTCTTTAAGTTTGTTGAAAAAACTTACGACATGTCTGGAGGGCTAAACGGAGACGCCGCTGACCACGGTGGAGATTTAACGCACTCCGAAGTAATTAACGCACTCGCAGGTCCTACAGGAACATCTCGAGGTGTTAAAGCCTTTATGGCTGATAATGTTGAGGTGGACATTGTAGCGATTCCTGGAGTTCATGTTCAGGATGTACAAGCAGCAGCTATTGACGCTGCCGCGAATACAGGTAAGTTCATTTATGTTACCTCTCCGCCAGAAGGGCTATCCCCACAGGAGGCAGTTGACTGGCATAACGGGAACTACCCAGGGAGAACCGTTTCTATAAACAGCTCTTACACCGCTTTATATTACCCTCATTGTAAATTCTTTAATACCTGGACAGGAGTAGACCAATACGCAGACCCCGCCATTTTTGCTGTTAAGGCGATGGCTAAAGCAGACAACATTGCTGATGTGTGGGTTGCTACTGCGGGTGTTGGTAGAGGTAAAATCTCCCCTACGGTTAAAGAGCTTGAACGAGAGTTAAACCAAGGAGACCGTGATTATGTTTACGGGGGCGGGAACGCCCTTAACCCGATTGTTAACTTCCGTAGACACGGAATATGCATCTGGGGTCAGAGAACCACACAAAGAACCGCGACAGCGTTAGACCGTATTAATGTTCGACGGCTAGCAATCGCAATCAGGCAGAAAGTTTCAGACCTAGGCATGCCTTTCGTGTTTGAACCTAACGACCCAATTACCTGGTCACTAATCAAAGGAGAAGTAGAACCTATGTTAGAAGATATTTTAGCTAGACGAGGAATTCGCTCCTTCCGAGTATTCTGTGATGAAACCACAAATACACCTCTTCGAATTGATAGAGGTGAGTTGTGGATTAAGGTTGAAGTTGTTCCAACAAAATCTGCCGAATCGCTCATATTTGAGATTAACGTCTTAGGTCAAGAAGAAGCCTAAATAATATAGAACAAACAAATGGCATTCAACAATAACAAAATCACTAACGAATATTTCGACCAATTTAGAAACGGTGGAGATGAGCGTCTCAATACTTTATCACAACAATACGATTCCCTTAGAACGTACAGTTGGCTGGTATCTATTGAAGGGCTTGGCAATAGCGCCGCAGGGGACAACCCAAGGGACCAAACTAACGCTTTAACTTTAGCTTGTAAACAAATCGGGGCAATTGGTTTTTCTGTAGAAGATATTGCCGTCGACCGTGTTAATGATAAGTACTACTACCCTGGAAAATACTCCGCTGATGAAACTACATTCACGTTTGATAACCTGATTAAAGGTGACGCAGCGACCGCCTTGTTTGGTTGGATTTCGGAAACGTATGACCCTACAACTGGTACCTTAGGAACTTCTAGTATGAAGCGTAAAATTGTTATTACTCAATTGGACGCAGACCACACCCCGAAGATGACTATAACCTTGTACGGAGCATACGCTAAGTTTTACCGTTTAGCTGAGTTGAATTACAGTACTAACGACTTTCATACGATTGAGGTTGGAGTACGTTACGATTTCGCTGTACAAGAAAGGTTGTAAAAAAAATCCCTATTTTTATTAAACTATTTTACAGACCTCATTATAATAATATATAATGGGGTCTTATTTTTATCATGAAACTTAACAGCAAATCACTTAACATTTTCGAAACATACCTGGACACAGTCCTTTCGGAAGCTGGCACATCGGGAAAACACAACCGGTGGTTCTATGGCGCCGAACAGGGGTCTATAGACACCCTGGCAACGTTTGCTAGAACACCAGATGGGTTTAATACACCAGAATCGGCAAAGCAAAAAACCGCAAATGGCGCCGCTTGGAGGGACTACGCCACTGACCAAGGTGGGGAACAGGGAGGGGAGCACAAAGTTTACTGGGTAAGCCTTTCAGGTCCACAAAGTGCAAGCGCGAGCACGTTGTTAGCTGCTATTGCAAAATGGAAGCCTGAAGAGGAGCCCGATGCTGAACAGTTTAAGAAAGAGGGGGAGGCGTTGCCTGCTCAGCAGGAATTCGACGCGGAACAGCAAGCACTCGCGGAGGAAGAAGCTGAAGTACAGCAGGAGAGGCAAACTGACCGCCAAACAGACGAAGAAACTGTAGAAAAGGTGGCTAACATTTTTGCTGAACGGTTAGAGTTAGATTCAAATAAAGCACGTAAGATGGCAGAGACTCTCGACGCTAATTGTAAAAAACCTACCGACCACAAGTTTGCAAAAGATTATAGAGCTCTCCTAGCCTATACCAGAACAGATGAGCACAAATTTGGACTTCCAGGAGAAGCCAACGCGGAAATGATGGATGCTTTTGTCGACCTGCTTGAAATTACGAAACATATTAAGCGAGACTCAGAAGGTGAGTATGTGTTAGAGGAAGATTTGACAGAACGACAAAAAGATATCCTAACAAGTGTTAGAGCAAGAGGGCAAAAAGGTCAGAACGGGGTCTACGTAGGATATGACGGCGATAGAGCCCATAGAGTTTTTCCAGACATATCCCAAGCCCTCGTCGATATCCAAGCTTCTTTGGCTGGGCAAGCCTCTGAAGAAGCTCAGGAAGCTGCTGGTATTGCTTCCCCGGACCTCTTCAAATATGGTGTATCTGTTAGAGGTTCAGAGCCTATTGGTGAGGCATTAGGAGGGGTAAAGCTTAGGAAAAAGGATGGAAGCGAGGAGTTAATGTTAAAGCTTACCTCTGCGGCAAAAACAACTGCCTCTAATAAATCTATAGGGGAGTTTTCCGAGAAGTCCTGGGTTGGCGTAGTTAATTTTATGACAACAGGTGCTGACGATGGAACCTTACAAGAGGGGATTCAATCCTTTGCTCAACACTGCCAACTTATGGCTCAAGTTGCAGCCTCTAACCCTGACAAACTCCGGAAACAGCTCCCGGATGTCCCTTTTACCGCACAGGAGGAAGCCGAGCTTGAATGGTTTGATAGAGCCAATGATTTTTATAACACCCATGGACAGCCAAATGAGCTCGTTAAGGCTGTTTTTATGCAGAATGCAATGAACCTAGCAAGATTACTTCATCACGCTCAGGTGGCTCCTATAAGCGCCAGGGAACCTTCAGGGGACGAGCCTCGCGGAAACGACTTAAAGTTTGGAGTTAAACGAGATATTGTGTTTGATTTCGCAAACAACAGTGATGCCGTAAAGTTTTGTAAATCATTAGGGTTAGGTCCTGAGTACGCACATGAGACAGAGGTAGACCTTTCTTTAAAACAACTAACGAAGACAACAGGAAAAGTAAACAACGAAGGAGCAACTCTCCCCGTAGCTTTAGGTCAAAGCACAAACTCATCTAAGCAGCAACAGTTTGAAAACCATAAGGAAAGTACTTATGACAAAATTCGTGGGATGAATCTGCCAAGTGGACGCAGTGAAAAGCTTATAACAGCCATGGACAAATCCCGAGACTGGGACACGGAACAATGGTCTACCATTTTTTCTGCCCTACACCCCAAAAACGGGAAAGTGCAAGGGTCTATGAGTACTCTTTTTAATAGTGTGTTAGATAAAAACTGCCCACCAACACCTGAAGGGTTGAAAAGGCGTGAGGGGTTTAATCAGTTGTGGAAGGATTACAAGGCTTCCATGGAGGGTTCCATAAACCCAACTAAAGAATCATGGGTTTTAGCGCAAAAACTATTTGGCGCGTTAAAACATCATAGGTCTGAAACAAACGTGCAATACAGGCATGGTTCTTCCTTGAACGAGACAATGGGGTGCCTAACATCTTCTCACTCAGAAGCTTTAGTAAGGATGCACCAGGATAAAGTAGCCGTGTATGGTGCTGATGGGGCTCTTGCTGATACAATAGACGCGTGTATGAATGGTAATTTGGTCTCAAAACCTAATGGAGGATTTTACATCACGGACGACTCAGGAAATCGCATAAGCGAGACTAGTTATGTTGTTGCTGTAGGTTCAAATGGTCAACCTTTTATAAGGCTTCGAGGGGGTTTTGAAGGGAAACGCTTCAATGAAGAATCCTTTCATGTGCCTTCAGATATGAAACCTACTCCATAAAGTTTGTAGTATCCAAAGACAAAAAGTCCGTAAGCTTGTATATGTAGTATTCCTTGTTTACAACCACGACGGTCCCTAGGTTATAAGGTTTACTCGTAATAACGAATGGTTTGTGTCTAGTTTTTTTGTAAACCACCAACCAATCTCTATCCGCTTTTTCAGCATCCCGTTTTGCTTGAGCTATAAACTTGTATAAATCACTCTTAGGTTTAAAAATGTCTTCGAAGGTTACATCGTACCCTGATTTACATTCTAAAATAAACTTAAAATTTTGTGGAGTTATTAGGTCACCGTGTACTTTAATATGTTGTGGTAATTCGTGAGTAGTAGCAAAAGCTCCCGACCCCGGTGACCGACAAAAATCTGTTGTGTTAAATCGAGTGTTTAGAAGTTTAGCGATTTCTCTTTCAAACGCGTTACCTTTTCTACGGCTATTAACCCTTTTCTTTTTTTTGAAGTCGCCGTGGTTCAAAATATCATTTAGCTTATCACCCATAAAGTATAATAGTAAAGATGAAAGAAAAGATAATCATTAATCCTGAAAACACAAAGTGTAAAATAGATAACACTGGAAGACGCATGAAAATTTATATTAAACTAAACAAAGAAGAGACCGCCGGTTGGCAAAACATTAAAAAAGGCTTTGAGGGCTTTCCCGGAACTGAGGACGAGCTTGTAAAGATGATGTTTTTCCGAGGCGTGAATGCCTTCATGGATGACCTTAAAAATCAAGTGGACAACTTGTCCGATGATGAAAAGGAAAAAATCCTAGAAGAAGTTGAAGCTGAGAAAAACTCTAAGGTTTCCGAAACGGAAGCGGCTGATGAGACAAATAGTTAAAATCACTTCAGAAAAGGACCTTTCAGGGTTGTACCTTAAAAAGAAAAAGGGGACGTTTCATATCCTCTACACTTCTCTTTGGGACTTCACTTGTAAAAGGCTTCAAAAAAAGGTGGAGAAATGGTCTAAGCAGGAAGGGAATGAGACGCTTTACGTCATCAATAGTTGGGACACCCCGGCAGCCTTCTCTATGTTTATGATTACTTCTACACCTTCTTTGGTGTCGATTAAGAAAGGAAAGGTCCGGGTCAACGTGGAATTCCCTACGATTTATCGTTTTTTTGATTCCGAGGGGTAGCGTACTCCTCGGAGAACCTCTCCTCCATCATAGTTTGATACTTTTGAATCTTTTGGCGGTACTTTTTATTCTTAGTAAAGATTAGCTTTAAGTTATTTACAATAACTGTAGTAAAATAGTTGAACGCCGCGCCATTATCTGGGTTAAAATTCTTTAATGTTCTGAATGCCAACAAAAAACACTCTTGCTTGGCATCGTCAAAATCAACATTAAACTTAAAGGACATTAAAATGTTAGTAATTAACAAGTCCAGAAGCTCTATCAATCTCGCCTCATGTTTTTTAGGGTTTTTTAGGTACCCCTTGATTACCTTTTCAAACTCGGCATTGTCAATGTAATGGGTTTGTTTTTTCTTTTTAACCATAACCAATTATAGCCCATGAGTTTAGATAGTTTACTTAATTCTTTTGAAAATGATGAAAAAAAACAAGTACATCGCGAAGATGTTGGGGAGGAGAGTATTGTATTTATACACGACTCGTACCGTCAAAAGTACGGCAAGACTTACAACTTCGACGATGAAGAGTATGGTATACTGTCTACCTTACTTGCTAAGACCAATATCCCGCCTGGCTCTTACCAGTTTATACCTGCAATTGGTGGGTTTAATATGCGCGAGGATGATGTAACCACGGATATCTTACATGTCCACAGGGAAAGTTTAGAGGAAGACCTTAAAAATATTGAGCCTACTTTAATTATCCCCTTAGGAAACTTAGCGTTTAAAACCCTTACTAAAAAGTCCGGAGTGTCGTCAAAGAGAGGTAAAGAGTTTCATATAGACATTAACGGAAAGGTCATTCCCGTCGTCCCTACGCTCCATCCGTTTTCCTTGTATTCTGAGCCCAAGTTGCGGAGATTGTTCGTCCAGGACGTCGACAACGCGTATGACAAGTTCGTGCTTAATGTAAACAAGTTCGACTCCAGCCCATACGAGTTAGTAACTGAGGTAGACAGGTTTGAGGATTTGATTAAGGAGTCTTTAACCTGTGATGCCGTGGCTATAGACATAGAAACCAATGGCTTGGATTACAAACTAGGAAAGATTATGACGTTAGGGTTTTCGTTTGGAGAACGCCAAGGGTTCGTCATTCCTATATATCATAGTGAGTCTCAGTTTATAGAAAAGGACATAGAACGCATTAAAGGTTTAACCCAAGAACTCATCTCAGATGAGAACGTCGTCAAAATTTTTCATAATTCAAAATTTGATATAAAGTTTTTGCTTAATTGGGGAATCTCCGACTTTAATAACATAGAGGATACGCAAATTATGCATGCCCTCGTAGATGAGAACTTACCACACTCCTTAATGGACTTGGTAAAACAATATTTCCCTCATGAATTAGAAAAGTTTTAATGCTAACAGTAACTAACGGAGCGAAGCACGATTGGGGCAGTATGCCTTTGGATGAAATGGCAATTGGTAATGCTATGGATTGTGATTTTACATTACGATTCTGGCACATCCTACGTAAAGAAATGCGCGAGAAGCAACTGAATCATGTATACGACAATCTCCTCAAAGACATCGCACTGGAACTCGCAAATGTTGAAAACTTTGGAATCTCTGTGGACACCGAGTACCTAGATGAGTTAGAGGTTAAACTAGAGAAAGAGATTGGCATTCTCGAGAAAGAGTTGCAGGAGTTATCACCTATTAAAGAGGTAAACGTCAACTCTAACGTAGATTTACAACGAATTTTATTTACAGAGGACGAAGGGTTAAACCTTTACCCTGTAACCTTTACCAAGAAAACCAAAAAACCATCAGTGACTGACGCTGACCTCCAATTAATCTTGGAGGAAATAGACAAAACGCTAGCAGGATGAAGAAAGAAATATACCAAAAAGTAATCGCTGGGAAGGAAAAAGCAGAACTACAAGAAGCCAAAGAGTTTATTGAAAAGCTTGTTGAGTACAAGAAAAAATGTAAGCAACATAAAACATATGTTAAAGGTGTTAAGGAAGCAATTGCGTACAACGAGGAGGACCGCATTTACTCAAGTTATAATTTCTCACAAACTGTTACGGGGAGACTTAGTTGCTCTACATATGTGTGCGGTCCAAAGATGAAGAAAGGGGTTTCCTTTCACACGCTACCACGACCTACGGAGGACAATGTAAATATTAGACGGCTTATGAAAGCCGACGGGGATAAGGCATTTATCGCTGCGGACTTTTCCCAAGCTGAACTACGGGTTTTGGCGCAATGCTGCAAAGATAAAAATTTAATTAAGGCATTCACGTCAGGTCAAGACCTCCATAGCTTTACCGCGTCTTTGGTGTTCGGTAAAAAAGTTGAAGACGTCACGAAGGCTGAGCGACAGATTGCGAAAAGCGTCAGCTTCCTTATCGTATACGGCGGGGGTCCTAACAAGTTGGCACAGCAAATTAATAAACCCGTTTCTTACTGTAAGGGCATTTTCAAAGCGTATCAAGACTCATTTCCAAATGTGTTTAAATGGATTAGTGTTATACATAAAAGCGTCAAAGAGAACGGTCATGCCGTTAGCCTTTTCGGCAGGCGCCGTAACCTGCCAAATGTTAATAGCCCTATTAAACGATTCCAGTTTAGGGCTTTGAGGCAAGGTTTAAACTTCGTTATCCAAAGTTCAGCTTCTGACCTTATGCTACACTCAATCACGCGCCTATGTGAAGACTTAAAGAAGGCGGGGATTGAGTACGATTTACTAGCTACTGTTCACGACTCCGTGGAGTTGCAATGTGAAATCAAGGATGTAGAGAGGTGTGTTGAGATTATGCGAGAGAGCCTAACCTCTACCTCTGATTTAAAATCCTACTATGGCTTGGATTTTGTAGTACCTTTTGAGGTGGACATCGAGGTTGGCACTTCTTTCGGAGACGGAATAGAAGTAGATTTTGATTCTGCGGGAGGTTCTCTAAATACAAGTGAAATTATAAATTATGTCCAAAACAACTAGAGCTGTACTCCTTACGGACCTTCATTTACGAAGCGACTATGTTCCTGGGTATCTTGAAGCCCAAATGTCGACTTTAATAAAATTAGTTAACCAAAAACCTACTGACGTCGTTATTATTAATGGAGACATCTTCCACAAGAGAAATCCACGTGGAGCCGAATTGCTTGCATTCCGTACGCTTTTAGAGAGTTTTAAATGCTCAAAAATCTACATTAACAGGGGAAACCACGATACAGTAGCCAAAGACGGGTCTACCAACACTACGTTATCTCTGTACGGTGATATCGCTACTGTTTTTTCAGAAGTAGGTTCTGCACATATTGGAGGGGTCGATTTTGATTTCATTCCCCATTTCGAAGATGAACGTCAAATTGTACGTGCGGTCAAGTCCTCAAAAAACCACCTTTTTGGGCATTTTGGTTTTGATGGTTGTGTAGCTAATGGCAATTATAAGTATGATTCCTACCTTAAACGGTCTCATTTTCCTAAAGGTAAATTATCCTTTTTGGGGCACATACACAAACCACAACAACATAAAAACCTCTACATCCTAGGGACACAATATTCTACATCGTACGGGGAAGCCAATGCCCAGAAGTACATTCATGAATTAATAATAAGGGACGGTAAAGTAGATGTCGTTAAAAAGCCAATTGATTTCGGCATCCGGCATATCGTTTCTCGAATTGATGAGCTTCCACTAATGGCGAGCAGGTTTAGGTTTGATAGTTTTTTTACTATTTTAAGATTAAAGCTAGATTATTTGGATTCCTCTACAGAGCAAGCACTCCGTGATGATGTTTTAGAGAAGTACCCTTTAAACCATTTAGAGTTTGCCTTTGACGATATCCTCCCAAAGTTTGATTCACAATACACGCCTTCTGGGGACGTATTTCGTATAGACGATGATATTATTTCGAAGTACTTAAATGAAGCTGATACGGTGTTTAGCCATAAAGAGCTTAGAGGTGCACTAGAGGAGATTAGAAATCATGAAAATTAATAAGATTAGAATAAAAAACTTTTTATCGATTAAAGATGCGGAGATTGATTTTGAATCCTATAGCAATATTGTCCGTATCATAGGTATTAACAAAGACACCAAACCCAACAGTTCTAATGGGGCAGGGAAAAGCTCTGTGATAGAAGCTATAGTCTTTTCACTGTTTGGGAAAACTATACGAAAGACTACAGATAAAAGTTTAAAAAACCACTACACGAAAGGGAAATGTGAGGTTGAGATTGTCGTAAACGACAACATTACTATCAACCGGGTTAAAAAACCGCCAATGCTTACTGTATCTGTGGACGGGGAAAACGTAACTCAAGATTCAATACAAGCCACCCAGAAGTACCTTGATAAGATTTTAAACACAAACTTTTCGGTATTTCTTGCTTCAATGGTGTTTGGGCAATCAAACAAAATGAACTTCCTTACTGCTTCCGCGGAAGAAAAGAGAAATATTATCCAAAGCTTTTTGGACATTGGGGATGTATTCCAGTACCGAAAGGCTATCAAATCGAAAAAGGCTAAGGCATATTCTAATAAGAAGATTGCAGAGACGTTATGTTCTGAAGTGTTGTCCAAGAAAGAAAAGCTCGAAAAACAAATCAAAGAATCAAAAACAAACAAAAAGGCAGCAAAGGTTTTGATGGACTCGAAAGTTGCTAAAGAGTTTATAAAACATACCATTTCAGAACTACAAGAAAACGAACAATTAAGATACGCCGCAGGTGTAGAGTATGAGTCCGCAAGCCATTCATTAAGCAGGACAACAACGCGTATGTTTGAAGTTCGCGAAAAGTTAAAAAGTTTTAAAATTTCCGAATGTGAGTTTTGTGGGGAAGCTCCAACAAAAGAAAGAAGTTTAATCTCTGGATGGCAAACAGAGCTATCTCTTTTAGGGGAGGAGCTCATATCAAAACAAGGATTCATTAAAAAGCAAGGACAATTGCTCGAGAACTTTGGTCCTGTTATATCCCCTGAGGACTTCGATTTGTTTGAGAAATATAAAACATTCGATACCGAGTATAAAATATTAACAGCCCAAAGGCGCGAACATACCAAGTTTTTAAAGAAGCATCAGAAGCAAGTGGAGATATCCCAAAGATATTATGACATGATGAGGTTTTGGGAGCAAGCATTTTCTGAACAAGGGCTTATAAGGTTCGTTATTAGAAACATTCTTTCGTTTTTTAATGACCGAGTAAATTACTATCTCAAGTTTTTAAGTTCTTCAAATTTTTCTGTAACTTTTGATGAAACTTTGAAGGAAAAAATCTATAATAAAGGGACCCTAACTTTCTTCGATGCTCTCTCCGGAGGGGAAAAAAGGAAAATTTCTGTAGCCATCATGTTAGGTCTTAACGACTTACTATTATTGTCGGGCAAAGAGAGGTCTAACCTTATCTTTTTTGATGAGGTTGCCGATTCTCTAGACGAAGGTGGTGTGAAGGGTTTATACGAGTTAGTTATGGATATTTCAAACACTAAAAAAGTGTTCGTTATAACCCATAACGACTATCTAACATCGCTACTTGAAGACGAGTCTGAAAATCTTCATGTAACCAAAAAAGCAAACATAACCACAATAAAATGACACAAGAACAATTTAATTTAGAACCCATCGGAACCAATTTAGTGGTTCGTAGGGCTACCGTAGAGCTCACTTCAGACTCAGGGATTATTATGCCTGATTCCGTAACTTCCCAAAAACTAAATGAGGGTGTTGTAATGGCGGTAGGAAAAGGCTCCCGCGATTCTAATGGAAATAGAGTCCCTTGTGACGTGGAAGTTGGAGATGAGATTTTGTGGGGGGATTACACCGGCAACGATATTGTCCGAGGTGAGGAAACTTTCTGTATTTTAGGCGAAGCTGACATTTTGGTCATTTTACGATAATGGGGTTCGTCATTCCTGAAAACTCCTTAGGGGAGACTATCTTCATGGATAAGTACGCTTATCCAGGCGAGAATTCGTGGAAAGAGCTGTCCAAGCGTGTCGCTAAAGCAGCAGCCGACCCTGAGTTCCCTGACAAAAGAGAAAAGACCGAAGCAAAGTTTTTTGAGGCTATCAACTCAGGGGACTTCTGCCCAGGAGGTCGTATTTTGTTTGGCTCAGGGAGAAGTAAGCAAAACATGTTAAATTGTTATGTTTTAGACCCTGAGGATTCTGTCGACAGTATTGGTAAAGTAATCTCAGACATGTATAAGATTTCTTGTGGAGGAGGAGGGATTGGGTTTAATTTCTCTAAGATTCGCCCAAAAGGAGACAACATCCAAAACATTAAAAACTCAGCGCCTGGGTCTATTAGTGTGATGCGTATGATTAACGAGATTGGCAACCACGTGCGCGCCGGAAAAAATCGTCGTACCGCGCTCATGTCTATTCTAGATATAACTCACCCGGACTTCCTAGAGTTTCTCCACGTTAAATTAGATAGAAACGAGTTAACCAACTTTAACATTTCGGTAGCTATCACCAAACGCTTTACCGAAGCTGTTGAAAAAGACGAAGAGTGGCACTTTACGTTTGGGGGCAGACAAAACAAATACTATGTTTATCAAGTTGAACGCACCTCTGAGGAGGGCAACGACACCGTTGAGGTTGTGGCTAAAGATGAGGAGGACGCTTTAAGTAGAGCCCGCCTTCATCACCTAAAACACTACTCGGATACTTTTAATACGGCAACGAAGAAAGAAATCCGAGCCCGAGAACTCTGGGAACGTATTATCGATAATGCTATCGAATCTGGGGAACCGGGAATTTTTAATATTGATTTCGCTAACGAATACACTAATGTTTCTTATTTTGAACACATGCCTTCTACTAATCCATGCGGTGAGGAAGTTCTTCCTGCCTTCGGCAATTGTTGTTTGGGTCACGTTAATCTTGCTAACATGGTTGACCTTGAGGGTAACATCGATTGGCGTAGAATGGCTCGTACTGTCCGCACGGGCGTGCGGTTCTTGGACAATATCCTTACTACGAATCATTTCCCCATTCCCGAATGCGAAGAAGCAGGGATGCGCTCAAGACGAATTGGACTGGGGATTACGGGATTACACTACTTCCTTATTAAAGCCGGATACCGATATGGCTCAGAGTCATGTTTGGAGTTCTTGGAACGGCTATTCGCTACAATAAGAAACGAAGCCTTTAAGGCGTCCATGTACCTTGCTAGGGAGAAGGGAAGCTTCTCCGCTTACGACTGGAATAAGTTAAAAGACGAAAAGTATTTTAAAACTCTCCCATCCCGCATAAGGTCGGATATTAAAAAGATGGGGTTGCGCAATGCCGTACTACTTACGGTTGCCCCCACGGGAACTATTAGTATGGTATTAGGGGTTTCAACAGGTCTCGAGCCCATCTTTGCCCCAGTATACAAACGTCGCTGGCGTACAGGAACGGATGGTGTTTGGAACGAGACTGTCGTTATAGACCCTCTATTTAAACAGCTGTATCTCCGAGGTCGTGACGTCTCGCATTGTGTTGGCGCATACGATGTTACCCCTGAGGAACATATTAAAGTCCAAGCAGTGGTACAGTCGTACATTGATTCGGCTGTTTCTAAAACGTGCAACCTCCCACCGGAATTCCAACCCTCTAGCCTTTACGATGACCTTCTGATGTACGCAAACGACATGAAAGGATTTACTTTTTATAGGGCAGGCTCAAGAGGTAACGAACCCCTTGAAGCAGTCAACCACGAAGAATTAAATTTAGACACTCTTATATCAGAAGGAAAATTAGAAGAGCAAGCTCAGTCTATTGAAACCTGCGTAAACGGGGTATGTGAGCTGTAATGCCTACGTACGTGTATTTTTGTGAGAAGTGCGATAAAAACTTCGACGACCTATGTACTTATGAGCAAAGTAAGGAGGATAAATCCTGCCCTAACTGCGAAACTGAGAAGTGTGAACGCACCTATGATTTAAGCAAGAGTGACTCTAAATCAGGAGTCGTTGTACACAGCACAGGGCAGATGAACTACTATGATGTTACCAGCAGGAAAGCCCAAGAGAAAGAGTGGATGGAGAGTGAAGTTAAAAATACTAAACAAGCTCTTAAATACGAAACCGGAGCCTCTCCGTACTCTCGTGTAAAAATCCCATATGAAAAATTAGAAAAGGAAGGTGTTTTGAAAAAAGCATCTGAAGATAACAAACGACTAAGAGTTAAAGGCGCGCAACATGTAGTTAATGAAGCCGCTAAAAACATGAGCAAAGAAGATGCAGACAGAACAATCAAAGGAAACCGTAACGATGCAGGTTAAAATTTTAAATAAAAGTGACAACCCTACTCCTGAGTATAAAAGCGAGGGAGCAGCAGGGTTTGATATTTCAATCAATGAAGAAGTGAATTTAACAGCCAGGGAAGCAAAACTGGTTGGTACTGGGCTGTATGTAATTATACCTAAGGGGTATGAAGGGCAGTTAAGGCTAAGAAGTTCTATGTACAAAACAAACATCATTATGCCTAATGCCCCCGGCACTATAGACAGTGACTATAGAGGGGAGGTTAAAATCGCCCTTTTAAATACTAACCCTTATTGCTCCCGTAAAATTGAAAAAGGAGAAAGAGTTGCGCAAATGGTGATTAATAAGATTCCCGAGGTAGGCATAGAAGAAATTTCCGAAAAGGAGTTCAAAATGCCCCAAAATTTTACTATAAGAAATAGTAAAGGTTTTGGTTCTACAGGAAAAAATTAATGACATACTCATTTTCAGACAATATCCAGCGAGGGATAATCTATCTCGCAAAAAGCAACATTGAATTTTTAGTACAGTGTGACCCTATTGTAAAAGGTACGTACTTCGAGTTCCCCCAACATCAACGTATGTGGGGAGTTCTTACCAACTACTACAAAACGTACGGAACTCTCCCGACGGATGAGGCTATCTTAGAAGAAATTCGTCAGGTTAAAAACCAAAATGAGCTGATGTCCGATTATAAGGAAGAGCTGTCTAATATTAACACGCTAGACGAAAGCTCCATCGATAATAGTCAGTATTACTTAGATAAAGCAGAGGAGTTTGCGCGAGAACAATCTTTAAAAGAAGCCATTCTTGAGTCTGTGGATTTTATAAAGAATAAACAATTTTCCAAAGTTGAAGATTCGATTAAGTCCGCTTTGTCTGTTTCTCGTAATGTAGACCTGGGGGTTGATTACTTTCTAGGTATTGGTGATAGATGGGCAAAACTTAAGGACCAAAAATTGGTACCTAAGTATAAAACCCCTTTCGACGCTATTAACACCTCCCTTGAGGGAGGATTGTGTGGCAAAGAGCTGGCTATGGTAGTTGCACCTCCTGGCGTAGGCAAATCCCTGTTTCTAGCTAATCAGGCGGTAACGTCAGTTATTGACGGGCACGACGTGTTGTACATTTCGTTAGAGATGTCCGAGGACAGAGTAGCTCAACGCCTAGACAGTATTTTTACTCGCATCAAACAAAAAGAATTGCCAAACAGAGTACCCGATGTGGAATCCCGTATTGGGCAGATATCTAAAGCAACAAAGCTGGGGAGGTTAAGAATTAAAGAGTTCCCAACCAAAAGAGCGAGCGTCACACAGCTTAGAGCTTTTATTAATCAGCTCCAAAGCCACGAGGATTTTCATCCAAGTGTTGTGATTATCGATTACTTAGAGCTTATGTCTAGCGATACCAACAGTCCGGAGTACCAAAACCAAGAACGACAAGCACAAGAGCTTCGGGGGTTGGCAATTGAACTGAACTGTTTGGTGTGGACTGCCACCCAAACAAACAGAGAAGGTAAACGTGTTAAAATTATTACAGACGCTGAACTCGCAGATTCGTACGGAAAGACGAGAGTTTGTGATTTAGTTTTTTCTGTAAACCAAACTGAGGAGGAATTCGATGAAGGATTAGCGCGCTTGTTTATTATTAAATCAAGAAATGGAAAAGCACGATTCATTATCCCTGCAAAAATAAACTACTCAACCTTAGTATTATCGGAGGGAGCATGACACCAAAAAAAGAATTATATAAACACCCTTTAACTGTTTACACGGGAATTAAAACATTTACTATCGCCCAGAAGTCTTTAGCTAAAGACAGTCTGTATGGTTGTGTAGAATTCCCAAAAGCATTACTCACTATCGACCCAAACCAAAGTATTGAAGATTATAAAAGCACTTTGCTTCATGAAATTTGCCACATTGGTTATGAAATGTTCGGGCTTAACGACGACGATGAGATGCCTACGATAGGTAATGAGTACCTAACCACAGTAACCTCTAATATGATTTTTCAATTAGCAGGATTAAACCCGGAATTATTCCAATACATTTTTAAAAGCAATGAGTGATATTCAAAACACATACGAAACTCTACCCTCAGAGTATTTAAGTCTTACCAAATCATACCTATCGGTAGACGAGTCGTCTATGGATTTGGCAATCAAGCGCCACCCTTCAGTATACGCTTTCTTTGGCTCTGTCTTATCTTACGCCAAAAGAACTAGTGATGGGTTAAGCTCTAAGTTAGAAATGCTTGAAGCAAAGCATATGGAATTAAGACGAGCTGAGTTGGCAGGGAAAGGTACAAAAGCAACACAAGGAGCCTTGAACGCGTATGTTCTTACAGTTCAAGAACTTATAGACTTGCGCGAAGAACTTTTAGATTCCCAGCACAGGTACAACCTTGCTAGAAACATCGTAACCTCCTTGGACCATCAAAAAGATATGTTGGTACAAATGTCTGCAAATAAACGTGCAGAAGTGAGGCTTCACGAACTATAATATCTTGTGGGGGACAAAGGTCCGGAGAGGAGAAAGGGTTTGACGTACTTGGTGTGCTGTAAATCCCGCTACATCCCCCACATTTCACAAACAAACAACAAATAAAACTATGGTAAACTTAGACGAACTACGTAAAAAATATGAGGAAGTTACTCAAACCAACAATGGCGGTAACAAGGACTTTCTTAGTAAATTTTTAATCACGAAAGAAGGCACTTCTCTTGTACGAATTCTTCCTGCGAAGAATGAGGACGAGAACTTCTATGCGGAAACTGCTATCCATCGACTAGAAAACGATGGACAGTTTAGAAACTATCACTGCCCCCGGGTTAAAGGAGACAAATGCCCACTCTGTGATTTGTACTACGCTCTCTGGAAGACAGATAGCGAGGACAACCACAACTTAGCACGAAGTATTAAAGCTCGCAAGCGTTACTACTTGAATGCTGTAGAACGGGAGTCTGGAGATGTAAAAATTCTATCTATAGGTATGAAACTATTTGGCAAGATTCTAGATTGCTTCTTTGATGATGATTACGGTGACATTACTGACCTTAAAGAAGGTTACGATTTCAAAGTTGTTAAAGACACTAATGGCGCATTCCCGAACTACGATAAGTCTGCACCGAAGCCTCGCGCTACAGAGGCAGGGACCGGTCAGGAAGTTGCAGTTTGGATGGACTCGCTACACGATATCCAGAATCTGGTAAAGGTTGCTGACTATGATGACTTGAAGCAATTGGCTATGAATTATGAAATTGCCGCTCAAGGTATGGGCGTATCTAAAGGTTCGTCTGAAGGCGCGAAGCAGTCTGATGATGACTACTTGTCGCACCTTAAAAACTTAAATCCTAACGGCTAAGTGAGCGGAAAGAAGAAGCTTAAGATTTTGGCGTGCCCTGCTAATAAAGGAGGGTGCGCCTATTACCGTATTATTATGCCGATGGAGAAACTACAAGAACTCTATCCGGATGACGTTGAGGTTAGATTCAACTATGACCCTTTGGACGCTAGTGGCGCCCCAAATAGAAACGGTAAGCTAGCAGACCCCAAGGACTGTGAAGACCTTAATTGGTGTGATATTGTTTTCTTTCAAAACATCCATAATTTTGGAGGACCTTATACTGTTGATATTTTAAGGGCAGCTAAGGAGTTAGGAAAGTTTACGCACTATGATACTGATGATTTGCTTACGGAATTGTACGAAGGGCACCGACTTGTGTCTGTGTATCAAGAGCAAAAACTGGATGAAATGACGAAGGTTATCTACGCCAATTCAGACATGGTATCAGTTACACAAAGAAAGTTTGCGGAACGAATCCAACCTTTTACAACCAAAGCGTTGGTTATTATCAAGAACGCCGTCGACTATAATCTTCCATGTTGGAATATGCCTCGCGTAGAAGTTCCCAACCGAATGAAGAAACACACTCGAATAGGGTGGGCTGGGGGTATCCACCATGAGGAAGATGTTAAAGAGTTTCGCTCAGTAGCCATGGGCGTTAACACGAAAGTAGGAATGCCTAATGTGACATGGAACTTTTTTGGGAGACCCCCGAAAGGAGATAAAAAAGATGAGTGGCAGCAGGACGTTTGGAATAATTATGAAAAAAGTTTATCCTTTGGGGTAAAAGGAAATCGTAACGTGTTATTTCATGGGGCTGCCCCTTCGCACGATTATGGTCACTTTTTTAGAGGATTAGATATTGTGATTGCTCCTCTCCAAATGAACGCCTTTAATGATTCAAAATCTGAAATTAAAGCCATGGAGGCAGGAAGGTATGGCATACCTTTAGTCGCGTCCGATGTTGGTTGTTATGATGAGATTATTAAAAATGGCAAAACAGGGTTTCTTATCTCTAAGGATAACCCTCGCTCCGAGTGGGTTAGAGTTTTAACAAAGCTTTGTAAGGATAGAGATATGAGAAAAGAATTAGGGAAAAACCTTAAAGAGATTACCGATGAATACTACGACATAAACAAAGTAGTCGGCGGGAGGTTAGAGTTGTATGAGCAAGTAATGGAGATTAAAAAGAAAGCACTCGCAAACTCAAAGTATAAGGAGTTGCCGGGAAATGAGTAATATAAGCGCACTTATTAAAACTATAGGAAGACCGACTCTACAAAACGCTATCGATAGCGCTATAAGGGAAGGGATTAAACCTATTGTCGTTTCTGACGGACACCCTTTGTACGACCCAGAAACAGATGAGATGATTGTTGGTGGAGCGTACTCCGCTATTGAATTGAAAAGGAATTGGGGTTGTTACGGTGCCGTAGCGGCAAACGCAGGGGTTGCTTTATGCGACACTGATTGGTTAATGATTTTAGATGATGATGATGAATTGGCAGAAGGTGCAGGGGATTTTATTAGAAAGCAGATACATAGCAGTCCTAATATTGATATATGGATTCCGGGTCTGGTGTTTAATAATGGGATGGTTTTGTGTGATGGCTCTGATAAAACAGTTCGCCCAGGGAACGTAGCAGTCCCTATCGCAAAGGTTGAGTGTTTCACGGAATCCCCATTTAGGACTAAGGTACCAGAGGAATATAAAGACTACGCAGATTTCTTTCAAATACAGGAAATGCACAAGGAAGGACATAATATTGAGTGGTTAGGTAAAGCTACTTACTTGGTTCGTCCACATCTAGAGGGTACAAACGGGAGAGGAAAATGATTACATTAATATGTTCTACCTTTAATTCCGCTGAGTGGATTGATGAGTACCTGGAATCAGTTAATAACCAAACACTTCCTTATTTTAATATTCATTTTATTGATGCTGGGTCTACCGATGGGTCTTGGTTGAAGATTTCGAACTTTAAATTTAGAGTAGGTATATCAGTAAAATACACATTGGAACCTAAGTGTTCAGTGTACGACGCTTGGAATATCGGGTACTCACAAGCTGACACCCCATACTGTATGAATTACAACACGGACGACCGACTGTTCCCAACAGCCTTAACAGTAATGTTAGCACACGCAAATGAAAACAAGGACGTGGATGTTTTATACTCATCTTGTTTTCTTGTAAATGACCCTACACACAAAAGTATCGTAGGGTATCATAACTGGGCTGAGTTTTCCAAGGAAGCGCTACTCGCAAATTGTATTATAGGACCGTTTCCTTTAGTAAAGACAAAGTCTATTGAGAAGTTTAACCCCGCCTTTAGTATTTCAGGTGATTACGAAATGTGGTTACGTATGGAATCAAAAGGGCGAAAGTTTAAAAAGATTGAAGAACCTATTGGAAAGTATTATAGTAACCCAAAAGGTATTAGTTCCAATGCTGATACGTTTAAAGAGCACGTATTACAAGATACTAAGATTAGGGAGATGTATAAGTGAAGGTAATTTCCTTTAGTTTATGGGGCGATGACCCAACTTATACGGTGGGAGCTATTAAGAACGCAGAGCTTGCGAAAAAAATATTCCCGGGGTGGGAGTGCTGGTACTATGTAGGCAAAAGTGTTCCTGAGGAGATAACTATCGCCTTGAGTGGTATGGACAACTGTCGTGTTTTTGAAATGGAGTCTGAGGGAAACTGGGATTCTATGTTTTGGAGATTTGAAGCTGCCGCGCATGAGGGTGTGGAGGTTATGCTTTCCCGTGACACCGATTCTAGACTGAATCACAGAGAGAAAGCTGCCGTTGATGAATGGTTAAACCACCCTCAAGCTGAGTTCCACATTATGCGAGACCATCCATGGCATACTACTGAGATTTTGGGGGGTATGTGGGGTGCAAGAGACGGCGTGGTTAAACACATGCCACACTGGATTAAGTCGTTTATAACCTCAATCGAAAGTAGGGGCTCTAATTATTGGCAAGTAGACCAAGACTTCTTAAAAGAAGTTGTGTATCCAAAGGTAAAGGATACCGCATTGGTACACGACGCCGGAGTTTACCAGTATAACCCTTTCCCAACACCTCGTAAAGGAAAGTATTTCGTAGGGCAAGCGTTTGACGAACACGACAACCCGTTATACCCTGAACACATGGAGATGATACGTGAAAACTTTTAGATTTGATGATATTTGTATAAATGCCGACATGGAGAAGGCGAACGAAATGGCTAGGATTCTTCGTAATAAGTTTCCCAACTGTACCATCTTATTTTGTATCTCTCCTTTAGTACACGAGATGAACACAGGAGATTCTACCACAGACGAACGAATCTTCCCTAAGATTATGAATGCTTATAGTGATTTTAGGAAATTTTACAACGTCGATAAGTGTGGAGTACCTGATATCATTCCTGAGGTTACAAGAGCCAGCCACGGGTTAATCCATGTGGACCATCGATTACTAAGTAAGGAAGCACAAGAGATGAGTATCCTTGTAAGTTGCAGTTTGTCCGACTCCAAGATTTTTGTCCCCCCTTTTAATAAGTGGGATAAGGACACAGAAGCTATCTGCGAGGAGCAAGGGATTACCCTTGTTAAGTTTGAAGATGGTTGGTTATGTATGGAGTACAATGATTTCGATGTAGACCACGACCTGTGGTATGTTCATAGTAGAGAGTTTGAATTAGAGGAGTTTAAAAAATGGCTGTAGATATAAATCGTAATGGTGTGAAGTTCAAGGTGTCGCATGCCTGTAACGAAGGTTTAGGTTGGTGGGAAAATAATTATCTTGGCTGGGAACTTCATACCTTTAAAGTGTTTGATAAACTGCTTAAAGAAGACATGGTATACTTCGATATAGGCACTTTTACTGGGCACACTCTTCTTTACACAGCCCAAAAGGTTAATAGTGTTTATGGGGTAGAATTGGACCCACGCGCCGTTGAAGCATGTAAGCAAAATGTTACAACCAACGGTTACTCTAATGTTAAACTTTCTCACGCTGCAATTTCCGATAAGGATGGTGAAGTAGGAATTCATACAGGAAGAATAGGCTCTAGTGGATGCTATATGATGGAGCGTTCTCTCTCCGAGATAGGGGTGAGGTCTCTGACCATAGAATCTTTAATGAATGAGTGGGAAGTTAAAACCTGTGATTTTGTTAAAATGGATATTGAAGGGGGAGAAGAAAATTGTCTCCCAGCCATGCAAAACTTTTTTGAAACTCATAAACCTATACTGTATCTCTCTGTGCACAAACACTTAGGAGCTACCTCAAAAACGGTCGTTGAGTCCACAAACTGTTTTAATTATGTGTATGATAAAAACTTTAATAATGTAAAAGATTCTTTGGGAGAAATTATCGATAGCGCTGGTTCAGACCACGGGGAACAAGATTATTTGTTTACGTTTGATGAAGTAAATTGAAAAGGTGATTGTTGCTATACACCAACCTAACTTTATGCCGTGGTACCCTTTTTTCCAAAAGATAGCTTCGGTTGATGTTTTTTGTATACTCACTAAATGCCAGTTCGAAAAAAATAATTTTCAAAACAGGTTTAACTTGGAAGGGGTGTGGAATACGATGAGTACTAATAAAGGTTTGACCCCTATAGAAACTAAAGAGTATTTAAACCCTCAAAAGGATTGGGCTAAGATAAAAGAAAAGTTAAAAGATTATAGTTCCATCCTTGATGAATTTGACGACTGTATTAGTAGTAGCCTGTCCGACACGAATATTTGTATAATAAAAAAGGCGTGCAAACTTTTAAAAATAAAGACCAAGATTGTAACTGACTGGGATACTAGCTTAACCTCTACAGAACGACTGGTAGATATTTGTAACACTTTAGAAGCAACAACTTACCTTTCAGGACCTAGCGGGAATGCCTATTTGGATATGGATTTATTTCATAGTAAGAATATTGAGGTTAAATTTCAACCGCCTGAGACTATAATAAAGAGACCGTTAATAGAGGTTTTAAAATATGGATAGAGTTATACTAAGTACCGACGACAACGACACATATCTCAATTTTTTTCCAATCGTAGCTAAGGCTTGGAAAAAGTTTTTTGACGTACCTGTGTCTTTAGCTTATGTTACGAATAGAACTGAAGATGACCCTTTAGTTAGTCGTATGAGAGAGTATGGGGAGGTACGCCTATACCCGAGGGTGTCTGATGTCCCCCCCGGTAATCAGGCGAAAATGGCTAGATTTTTCCTAGCAACTGAATACCCGGATGAAGTGTGTATGGTTAATGATATAGATACTGCTCCTTTATCTATTCCTTATTTTGAGAGAGTCCTTTCTCAGTACGAGGACGGGAAAATCTTGGCGGTAGGGGCAGAAGTTTATGAAGGTTCTCCTCATGAAGGCAAGTTTCCTATTGGGGAGATTACAGCAACTGGGAAAGTATTCGGAGATTTGGTAAATCCAAATGGATTTAATTTTACCACTTTTATAAAATCTTTTAGAAGTATGAGGTTGTTCGACCATAAGGAAACTATCTTAAGCCCCGAATTCTCGGACGAGTCCCTTCTTAGGGCACTCATTGCGATTACGGGAGTACCTGTGGTTCACGCTAGGAGAGACGTAAACATCCATTCAGATTGGGTAGACCGTTCATGGTGGAATATAGATGAGACTAAATTAAAGTCTGCTGGGTATGTACTTGTTAACTTTCTACGACCTCTTATGGGGTCCTTTGAAGAAACTAAACCGATTATCGATTATATTTATGGGGAGGAAGACTTTGAAGACATCTTTTAAACACATAGGGATTATAGGTTACGGGGAGATAGGACAAGCTTTAGATGCTATTTACATTGAAGAAGGGTACATGCCTCTTATTCGGGACCTCGACAGAGATGATTGTTTAGGCGGGGTAGATGTTTTAAACATTTGCATACCTTATGGTTACCATTTCCTTGCGGACGTATCACGCTACATTGAAGAGATAGACCCTGAGTTGGTAATCATTCACTCTACTATACCCCCCGGAACAACGGAGAAGTTCAGCCATAGTAATATAGTACACTCCCCAGTTAGAGGCATCCATCCAAATTTAAAAGAGGGTATAAGGACCTTTGTTAAGGTTATAGGGGGTTCAGGGTGGGAAGACGCAAAGGCTCACATCGAATCCTTAGGTATTGAAGTAGAGGTTTACGAAGACTCTACAACTACAGAAGTGGCTAAACTTTTAGATACCTCTTACTACGGAGTATGTATCGCCTGGCACGACTATGCTAAGAAACTATGCGAACAGTTTGGGGTAGACTTTGAGGAAGCCCAAACCCATTATAACCTGACATACAATGAAGGGTACGAAGACCTTGGGCAAAGTAACGTGGTCCGACCCACCCTTACACCTCCTAAAGGTTTTATTGGGGGTCATTGCGTAGTCTCTAATGCTGAGCTTCTGCGGGTAGAACTCGACTCTAAACTTCTTCAAGCGATTACAGATTTATCATGAAAGTTTTAATCATTCAAGAGAACGGTAGGCATGAAAAGAATAAACATCTTCGGGAGTGCAACTCTATGCAAAGGGCGTTTGCCTCCGAAGGTGTTGAATGTGATGTTTGGGGTTTAGGGCATGAAACTCCCGACCCTGATTTTGATTCATATGATTTGATTATTAACTTAGAAAACTATGATGAGTCCGGATGGGTTCCTGATTTGTCTGAGTTTAGAAGCCCTGTTAAATTTCTCTGGGCTATAGACGCGCATTTCAGAGGCACAGCAGTTTACGAAAGAGAGTTCAATAGAGGAGAGTACGACTTAATACTTCAAGCAACTAATTCTTTCGTTGACGACAATTCTATTTGGATGCCAAACGCCTACGATGACGAGTATTTAACTCCCGGAGATTCAGAAGATAAAACATACGATGTAGGTTTTTGTGGAAATATTCTAAACAGAGGTTCATTACTTAACAGCACAGACTCCATGTTTGGGTTGAAAAAAGATATTTTTGTTATAGGGCAAGATATGGTGGATGCGATTAGGTCTTACAAGGTTCACATAAACGCAAATATATCTCAGGATATGAACTATAGAAATTTCGAAACTATCGGCTGCGGTACTATACTAGCAGCACCCAACACAACCGACCAGTATGATTTACTTGGTTTTAAAGACAATGTAAATTGTATATTATTTAAAAATATGGAAGAGTTTGAAGAAAAAGTGAGAAAGGTCCTGGAGGATGATTCCTACAGGGATAAAATGAGTAAAGAGGCGAAAAAGCTTGCCAAAAAACACACATACAAAGAAAGAGCAAAAACTATTATAGCACAATGGAAAACAATAAAGAAAGAACAACAGTAGTATTCGGAGGTACGGGTCTTGTAGGCTCACACCTAAAGGCAGACCTTAAGCCAACAAGGGCTGAAGTAGACTTACGCAACATTGACGAGGTTCGTGAATTTTTTAACAAGAATGAGTTTGATACCATTGTTAATTGCGCAGGCAACGTAGGAGGGCTTGGTAAAAACTTGGAACAGAATTTGGAAATGTTCACTTCTAATATGGAGATGAACTATAATCTGTTGAAGGTTATAATGGAGAACCCTAAAAAGATTAAGAAGGCGGTAGTCTTCCTGTCTACTTGCGTGTTTCCCGCTGATGTAGAGTACCCGTTAACCGAAGATAAACTGCACCTAGGTCCACCCCACTTCTCTAACAGCGGCTACGCATATGCCAAACGTATGACTCAGGTAATGGCTGACCTGATGAATGATTCGGGGGAGTATGGTAAAATTATTACCGTAATTCCTACCAATCTGTATGGTCCTCACGACAATTTTAGTATCGAGGACGGGCATGTTATCCCTTCTCTGATTGCTAAAGCGTATAACTCCGCACAGTTCGGGGAGCCCCTCAAAGTGTGGGGCGATGGTAGCCCTTTGCGAGAGTTTTTATACGTGGAAGATGTAGCTGATATCATCGAGATTATTTTAGATAAATATAATTCTACGAAGCCTCTGATTTTATCGCACGGGGAGGAGGTCCCCATCGAAGAAGCGGTACGGGCAGTTGTTAACCACAGTAACGTTCTAAACGTTTCCTTTGATTCGGAGAAACCCAACGGTCAGCACCGTAAGCCGTCGGACCCTTCTGAGTTATTAAAGCTTATTGGAGATTATAAGTTTACACCTTTAAACGACGGAATCAAAAAATCCGTATCCTTTTACGTGGAGAACTACCCAAATGTCCGAAACTAAGACAGCATTCATTACAGGTATTAATGGGCAGGACGGCTCGTACTTAACAGAGTTTTTGTTAGATAAAGGTTATACTGTAGTTGGGTTAGTTAGACGGTTATCTGTACCTGAAAGCCAAACCTCACGGTTAGAAGAAGCCGGCGTATACCCCCACCCAAGACTTCACTTGGAGTACGGGGACCTCACGGACCAATCCTCATTGTATAGGATTTTAAGTAAATACCGCCCCGATGAGATTTATAATCTCGGAGCTCAGTCGCACGTTAGGGTTAGTTTTGACGCCCCACAACACACTACTGATGTTATAGCTATGGGAACGTTAAATTTGTTAGAAGCAATGAAAGAAATTGTACCACGGGCTCGCATGTATCAAGCCGGTTCTTCCGAAATGTTTGGAAACTCCATTGACAAAGATGGGTACCAACGGGAGACAACCCCGATGAAGCCTGTAAGTCCTTACGGTTGCGCCAAACTGTATGCGTATACCTTGTGTAGAACATACCGGGAGTCTTATAAAATGTTTATTTCTAACGGCATTCTGTTCAATCATGAATCTCCTCGTAGAGGGGGTACTTTTGTAACTAATAAAATTGTAAAAGGAGCGTTGGATATTTACGAACACAAGACAAAAAGGTTAAGTTTGGGAAATCTAAAAGCAACCAGGGACTGGGGACATGCCAGAGATTACACGCGTGCCATGTGGCTGATGCTTCAGGCACCCACAGCAGATGATTTCGTTTGCGCCACGGGGGTATCCCATAGCGTGGGTGATGTCGTAGATTTTGTATTTGGGGAGTTAGGGTTAGTACGTGACCAACATGTAGGCTGCGACCCAAGGTATTTCAGACCAAATGAATTGAATCATCTAAAAGGCGATTGCTCTAAATTGAAGGAGAGATTAGGCTGGGAACCGTTCATTGGTTTCGAGGCACTTTTAACAGAGATGATTGGCGTGGAAAAAAACAAACGAAATATTTCTTAGAGTGTCTAGGTGATAAATATTTTACGTTAACATTTATTTCAAGGGTAAATACTGTATGAACATCAAAAAACTGATTAAAAGGGGTCGCATTGCTGACCCTGCCGCTGTTGAAGAAGCTCCTGAAGCCAAAAAAGCTCCAAAAAAGAAAACTTCTAAGAAGAAAAGTAGTTAATACTTAAGCCTTGCCTTCTATAATAGAAGGTATGGTAAGTTTTCTAGACGACATTTGTAAGGAGCTGGACGGAGCGTCCCTTCTTTCCACCGAGAGCCAAGTTTTCGGGTACGTAGACTCAGGCTCTAAAGTTCTTAATAAGATTATATCAGGAGAATTCGACGGAGGTTACCCGATTGGCTCAATCACAGAAATCTATGGCGAGAGTAGCACGGCGAAGACTGTGTTTCTCACTCATGCGTTCATTGGGGCGCAAAAGAAAGGGTACTATACCGTCATGGTTGATAACGAACATGCGTACTCCCCTGCTTTCGCGTCAAAGTTGGGTCTGGACTCTGAGAAGCTAATTTACGCCGAGCCTGAATCAATAGAAGACTGTTTTGCGACTATTGAGAATGTAATCCTGGCAATTAGGAAAAAGGATAAAGACACTCCCATTTTGATTGGTTACGACTCTATCGGAACATCGCCTACACGAAAGGAATTGGATGACGATTTCGGCAAGAATTCAGAAATGGGTGGAGCTTTACGTGCTAAAGTTGCAGGTCAATGCCTTAGAAGGGTTAACCCTCTGTTGAGGAAATATAAAGCTGGTTTGATTATCATCAACCAAGTGCGTAGTAAGGTTGGCGTGATGTTTGGAGACCCACGAACTAGAGCTGGGGGTGGGAAAGCCCTTCTGTACTACTGTGGGACGTCTCTAGAAGCCGCTTCTGGAAAAAATGATGCGTTGTACGATGAGAGAAAGAATCCGTTAGGGATTACAGGAACCATTAAAGCAGTAAAGAACAAGATTACCAAGCCATTTCAGTCATGTGAGTTCAAACTCTTGTATGACCGTGGTCTAATGCCTGAGTTCGGATTAACGCTTGAATACTACAAACAAGGTTTGGCGACCGTTCCTGCGAAGGGGTGGTACTCAATCGATGGTGGGAAGACTAAAAGCCGCTCCGCAGACCTAGACAAGAAAATTATGGGGGAGTTAAGTGAGTAGGGTTCATAGGTTAGATAAGTTTGTGGACGCTAGAGGGTGGAGCCTTAACGATATCTATAACGTAGTCCCTCAAACCCCAGATTCAAATTGGCAAATCAACTATTCAATTTTGTACCCAGGAATCATTAAAGCATGGCATAGACACAAACACCAAGATGATTATTTTTGTGTGCTTAAAGGTAACGCCCAAGTCGGTATTTTTTCAGACAAGCCTGACTCCGAAGGGAGGCTAAAGGCTCCTGAAAAACACTTTATAGGGGAGATGAACCCCCAAGTAATACATATTAAAGCGGGGGAATGGCACGGTCTAACGTGTGTGGGAGATGAACCTTGTGGTCTCCTGTATCTTGTTACTAATAAGTACAACCCTGAAGAGCCCGACGAAGAGCGCGCATCCTGGGAAAACTTTGCGCCAGAAGGCTTTTGGCTTCCTGAAAACAAATAAAACCTACCGAGTGACCCTGCTATATACTTTAGAGGATAAAAATAAATGAAATTCACTCCACCATCAGATACCGCAGAAAAGCATGGAAGAACTACTTCTATGAAAGCAAAGGTTAAATCCTTTCCGTTTATTCGCGTAGCGCTGCAACAGGCTGACTTTGGAACTATTTTCACAACTCCTCAATCCGACGATATTTACGTTATTACCCATGGTTCATGGGGAGATAAGTCCGCAAATAAAGTCGTTAAAAGCTTCAAACCTGACACACCCTTTGCAGATATCAAAGGGTATTCAAAAAGAACAAAAGTTAAACATGGGCGTTCAAGCACTAAGCATAAAGGAGAAGAATCTGGCGGCTACAGTGTAAAAACAAATAAAGATTAATGTATACTCCAAAGACTTCCTATTTCTCATCAACGAGGGTTCAGAAATTAGCCAAAGAGGTTATTTCTGACTGTCGATGTGATAGAGACAGGGCGTTAGAGGCGTTTGATTACTTTAAAACTATGGTTGAGTCTAATCCGGATGACCACAAAGCGAAGACGGAAATGAATAAAGCTTTACAACTATCACAGGATTCTAACGATAAAGTAGTTAGGATTTTAGATATGATGTTGAAGATGACTCAAACAGAAATGAAAACTGCTCCCCCAAAAAGCAATAATGATGAACTAACTTTTGCATCTTTACGAAATGGTAAAAAATAATAAAAAAACTGAAGACTTTGTAGTCTATAGCTCTAACATAGACGAATTTTTAAGGCTGAGAAACTTTTCAGACGAACAGCTGGACAAATGTATCGAGAAGATTAAAGCTCTCGTTATGTCCAAGAAAAGCACAATCAGAGACTATATCAAACTACTGGTTGAGTGTATTGTTTATAATTACAAAAAGCATGTCTCTGATGGGGGTGACGAACAATATGACGCATTATTTGAAGCCGTATTAGAAGCATACCCGATGTTCCAAATCGATTCTATCTGTGAAATGTTGAATACTCAGGCTATCGCAGACCAAATAGAGCTTAGGTCTTTAAAAGATTTAAGCCCTGCCACCTCTGTTATAAACTTGAAGGAGTTAAAGGCGATTGAGAAAGGTTTAAGTACTCGTGTGATAGGACAAGACCTCGCTATTAAAGAAGTTGTTGATACATTGAAGTTGAGGGCTGCTGGATTTTCTAGTTTTTCATCGTTCTTTTTTATTGGTCCTACGGGGGTCGGCAAGACTGAGTTGGCTCGTGCTTTAGCTGAGGGTTACTTAGGGTCTAAACGAAAGCTACTAAAGATTAATTGTGGAGAATACTCCAACCCACACGAGTATGCAAAATTGATAGGTTCCCCTCCCGGGTATATCGGGTTTAATGAGAAAGGTATTTTAAGTGAGAAAGCGGGGGAGTCTTCAGAATGGGTCATTCTTTTCGATGAAATAGAAAAGGCTAGTGGAAAGCTCCACAATCTTTTACTAGGCTTCCTAGACGATGGTACCATTCAAGACAACCACGGCACCGAACTTAATTTTAGGGACTCGGTTGTCGTGTTTACCAGTAATGTAGGCATGGAGCATGTAGGCAAAAAAACATTAGGGTTTTCTTCGTCGGAGTTGTCGTATGAGGATGTTAAATGTGATGTTATGTCTGCATTTAAAGGTAAATTTCCGCCTGAGTTCATCAACCGAATAGACCAAGTTGTACATTTTAACCAACTCACGCGAAAAGATACCGCTAAGATTGCAAAACTAAACCTTGGAGGGTTGCCTATTAAACCTACTAAGAAACTAGTTGATTGGGTTGTAGAAGGCGGGTACTCGAAAGAGTACGGGGCTCGTAATTTGAAGAGATTCATTAGAAAAAATGTAACGCTGAAACTAGCTGAAGCAATTTTGGAAGGTCCAAAACATAAACAATATATCCCTATACTTTCAAAGGGAGTTTTAAATGTGTCTGGAATTAGCGATTAATTTTTAATATCTTTTACTATAATAAATTATGAAAGGTATTGTACTCGCTGGAGGGTTAGGTTCGCGGCTAAAACCGCTGACTGACGCTACCAATAAACATTTACTCCCTATCTACGATAGACCAATGGTGTATTACCCCATACAGACATTGGTGGATGCCGGCGTTACCGACATTATGGTCGTTACTGGCGGACCACACGCAGGGGATTTTATTAGAGTATTAAAAAATGGAGAAACGTTCGGATTACAAAAACTACACTACGCGTACCAAGAAGGGGAAGGGGGAATCGCCCAAGCCCTCAGCATGGCGGAGACTTTTGTCGGAGGGGATAACTGTGTTGTCGTATTGGGGGATAATATTATTGCTGACGATATACGTTGCCATGTTAGGAGTTTTGATTCTATCGGTGGTTGCATGGTCTTCTCTAAAGAGGTGGGTGACCCGGAAAGATTCGGCGTGATTGAGTGGGAAGAAGGTCCTGAAGCGAAGGTTAAGGATATTATAGAAAAACCTACGTCTCCCCCTTCTAACGATGCTGTAATTGGTTTGTATATGTATGATAGTACCGTGTTCTCCAAAATTAAATCACTTTCTCCTTCCGCGAGAGGAGAACTAGAAGTTACAGACCTAAACAGGATGTACCTTAAAGAAAAACAACTTGAAGTTCGTAGAATAACCGGCACATGGTTAGACTGTGGAACTCCTGATTCTCTGGCAGAAGCCACTTCTAAATTTTATAATGACTCAAAAGGACTCTAAATTAATTGTTGTTACAGGTGGGTGGGGTTTTATCGGCTCCCGGTTTGTAAAAGCGATACTCGAAAACACATCTTACAACGTAAAAGTTATTGATAAACTAACGTATGCCGGGAAGCGTACGAGAGTTTACAACCATATAGACCCGAAATACAGGGTTCGCGTGGAGGAGGTTCGGAAAGATATTACTGACGTATCGTATGTTGATGTTTTAAACGCCGACTATATTGTAAACTTTGCCGCTGAGAGCCATGTAGATAACTCTATTAAAGACGGCAAGCCTTTTATTCGTAGTAATATTGAAGGGGTTTTTAACCTGCTAGAACAAGCGAGGAAGCTCCCTAAGCTAAAGAAGTTTGTTCAAATATCAACAGACGAAGTGTACGGGGATATGGCTGACCTAAGAGGGCGACAGGCTGCAGACGAATCCTTTAAACTTCGCCCGAGTTCTTATTACTCCGCGTCCAAAGCCTCTGCTGACCTCTTAGTAGAATCAGCGGCTAGAACGTTCGGGGTGCCTTACATTATCACCAGAAGCTGTAATAATTTTGGACCAAACCAAGACCCTGAGAAGCTTATCCCTAAAATCTTTAAATCAATTAAGCAAGGTGAACAAGTCCCTATCTATGGAGATGGTCTCCAATCACGGGAATGGATTCACGTTGACGACAACGCCCAGGTTATTTTAGAACTAACGCTTTCCTTTGCGAAAAATGAGATTTTTAATATAGGTTCCGGGTTTCATTATAAAAATATTGAGATTGTAAACTACATAGGGGAAGCTTTAGGTAAGAAAGTTTTAAGGGAACGCGTTGATGACCGCTTAGGGCATGATAAAGTATACCGTATAAATAATAGGAAGGTTGAACGATTGTTAGGAGAGAAAGTTTACCAAACCTTAGAAGGGTTTCTAAAGGACGAGGTTAATGAATCTATCACAATGTAGAGTCGTTGTTACTGGAGGAACGGGAACGTTGGGGTCTGCGTTAGTCCCTCTGTTGGAAGAAAAAGGAGCTTTCGTTATTGCTCCAACCCGAAAAGAGATGAATATAACCGATGGACATTCCGTAGGCTCATTTTTTTCAAAAGGAAGAGGCTCTGGATGTGATATTGTTATACATTGCGCCGCTTACACTAATGTTCCCGACGCGCAGTTGCCTGCGAACCACCGTAAAGTTATTAATACCAATATCTTAGGTACTGGGTATATTTCATCCTGGGCTAAGCAAAACCACTTTAAAATGGCTTATATATCCACAGATTACGTTTACGAAGGGGTTAAAGGAAATTATGAAATAACGGATATCCCAAAACCGTTTTGCTTCTATGGTTATAGTAAGTTAGCAGGAGAAAGTTTCGTTCCAAGTAATGGTTTAGTGCTTAGAACTTCATTTTTGCCACGTGGGTACTGGGGGGAAGATGCTTTAAAAATGGTGTTTTCGGACGTTTATACCTCCAAAGATTGGGTAGATGTAATTGCAGCAAAGATTATTGAAAGGCTTGGTGACCGGGGAGTATATACTATTGGAACCGAGAGAAAGCTTCTAAAAGACCTCGCAATCCAGGAATACCCAGAAGTAGAAGAGGTAGAGGTGGGCACATTAAATTTTGTGTATAAATATCCAAAAGATTCTTCTATGAGGGTAGATACTTAAGAGAACCACCATGACAAACTTACACATCAACCCTCGAGCACACCATCCTGAGACCCAAAGAGGTCTTATGCCTCTTGACGTAACCAGCGTAACGCTTTCTGATTCCGCAACAATGATTCTAGACACCTCTATCGGGGATACTGAACAGTTGTACCTGTGGGGAGTTTGCTTTCAAACCTCCTCTACTGGTTTAGTGGTAGCGTCTATCAAGAGCCATGACGAAGCGTATGAGTACATGAAGGTCGCTGCTACAGCGAACGCCGCGTTTAACGTTATGTTCCCAATGCCTGTTAAGATAACGAGGGGAGAGGGTATACAAGCGGTGAAGGTAAATACCGGCTTGGGCAACAACCAATTAGACGACACCGTCAGCCAGTTAACCTTATTCTATACACGAATTAACCAATAAGGTATGGCAGATAGCGTTGTAAATGTATCAGGGTATGACACATCGTACGGTATAGACGCGTATTTGGTACATGCTACACCCACCACATCTGATTACCGGCAAATCGTATCTATTGGTGGAGACTCTTCTGGCGCAGGTAGTACAGCTACGGTTACCGGGGGCTCCCTAACCACGTCTAGCCATGATGCCACGGTGTATACCAAGCTTACAGAAATAGATACAGCTATAGACACGATTGACGGGGTGTTAGATAATATTTTAACAAAGAATACAGAGATTGATACTGTGTTAGACACCATTAAAATAGACACTGCCGCAGTTAAGTTAGACATGAATGCTATTAAGGTAGACACAGCTGCTAACGAAGTGTTACTTACAGCTATCGATACTGTACTGGATACTATTAAAATAGATACAGAAGCTATTGAAACAGCTGTAGAGGGAACTTTAGATGTCGCAGTCCAACCTTCTACCTCAGCATACTTGAGCCATGTATACATTGATTTAGATTCCAACGGGGATAACCCTGCAACTAACACCGAAGTGGTAGCTGCTCCTGGCGCAAGTAATAAGTTGGTCATCTATGGGGTACAGGGGAGTTTGGTCGCAGGAGGGGCTAGTGATTATGGCAATTGGTATCTATCTGACGGGAATACGTCTGCTGCGACAACTTTATGGACAGGAAGAGCTCAGGGAATTACTAACACACATTTTGAGCTAACATTCCCTTATGGGGTAGCACTAACTGCTAATACAGCCTTAAAGCTTACATCCACGGAAGGCTCAGGTAATATCTTTATAAACGCTACAATTTACTACAGAACTGAAGCCACATAAACTATAATAACGTATGCTTACATCATTAATTCTAACATTCTTCATGAATGTATACATAAACCCGGACTTGGTTAGGTACGGGGACTTTCATACGTTTAAAGAAGGAGATAAGGTTGCGGTTGTAGATAGTAAAAAGGTATATGAAAGTTTTAAAGAATATAAAATCATTCTGAAAGAGAACTTAAAGCCAGGAACCGCTAGGTATACCCATTTGATGAGTACTTGTACCACAAAATATAAGAATTTATTAAAAAAGCACGCCTACGGTCAGTACGTGTTGGTTGTAGAGCTTGGTGGCGTTAAAGATTACAAAACAACAAACATTACTCATTCAATTATAGGCACCAAAGTACTATAATAGTATATGGAAGGTAAAAAGTTTAAAGTACGCGTGAACGGAGATTTAACTACCGACACATTTAATAGTCTACAAGAAGCTATGACATGGGTAGAAGCGTTCGCTGTAGGGGTTAAAGAAGTAGTAATCGAAACTATTGATGTACCCCCCTCCAACGTCGGAATCCACGATGTGAATCAGGATGATGACAACCTTTTACTGGGCTAAGCACTCGTAGCTCAGCTGGATAGAGCATCGGACTTCTAATCCGACGGTCAGAGGTTCAAATCCTCTCGAGTGTGCCAAAACAACTAAATACATAACTATGTGGAAAACAATTCTAAATAATATCAATACTCTCATCTTAGCGAACTGGAAAGCTCTTTTCATGTTTGTACTGGGAGCTCTCGTAGGAACATTCCTAATTTCATGTGCCATGACCAACAAAATCGTTGACGGAACCCAAGAGGTTCTAACTGACGGGGTTGAGTGGGTTATGGAAGGACATGCTGACGAAGTTGAGACACCAACTAGCGATTAAGCATGCCTCAAATCAGAGAAACCGATAAATTCGAGTTTCATGGCGTTAAATGTGCCGTGTGTGCGCTTAACAAAGATATAAAAATCCCAAAGGGTACTCTTGGCACACATAAATCCTTCACTAAAAAAGGAGAATATGTGTGCCCCGAGTGTATTAAAGACAGTAAAAAGAAGAAACCTTAAATATGGAATATCAAGACAGCCCGTTTATTAGATATCTTGTACCTGTAGTGAAAGAGTCAAAACTCATGAGCTCTCGGACTAATAGGAAGTTTTTTGATGCGATGTGGAATAATTTAAATGAGGTAGGTCTTCCTTGTGGAGGTATAGAACTAACCCTTAAAAAGGAAGGATTCCACTTAGACCAAGCAACTGTATGTCTAGGTAAAGTGGACACACAGGTTGCTGTCGCCGAACATGGTTTTAAAAAAGTCAAACCTAAGGACGAGGTATGGCACAGCCATTCCCCTGGACTATTTAAAAAGTTTGTGGGGCTTGCGATAGACCGTTCTAAGCGGGCGTATACAAAAGAGCAGGTTGAAGGGGATATTAATTCACTTACATATGTATCTAAAAAAGTCAAAACTCAGGCTATAAAGTTTGCGAATAAAGTTATTGAAAACGGACACAAGGTTTTATGTTTAGGAATGCCTGTATCTTGGAACCCTTTTGGGAACAAGATTAAAGTTTACTGTCTTCCAAAAACACACAAAAAAGGCGCAGTTTACTATTCTGATGTAGTATCCTTCGCAAAAGAAATGGGCTGTTCCGAGAACTTGGAAATACTTTCTGATTTGTATGATTTAGAAGATGCGCAAACCCGTTATATATCTTTCGATATAGACAATAAAGGGGTAAAGAACAAAATTGGAGTAGAGGTCTGCTCCGAACACACGGATTTCTGTTTTAGCATTGTAGACTGGCTGAAAGTCAAAAACTTCACTAATGAATCCCACTCTATAAAATCCCCTAACGGGTTTCACCACTTAAAACTCACATTCTCCAAGGGGAGAATAACACCCAAACTGTATTTCAGCATAGGATATGAAAGATTTAAAGCACAACAACCCAAAGTCGTTAACAGCAACACAGGTCGTCCTGTCAACATCTCAAAAAGTCAAAACTAATTTAACCCTAGTCGGCTACCCTAATTTAAAAGTAATAACCCACAAAGGGACGACTTATTATTATAGTTTTGAGTCTGATGATTATGGTAGACCTATATACATTGAAAAGTCAAATGTCACAGACCCCGTTACACCAAATCTACTTTACGCCTAACACGATTAGGGAAGATGAAGAGTCAAAAGTCAAAACTCCAATCGAACGTGCGGAGGCTTTGTCTAAACGCCTGAAAAAATTGGCTAATACGGAAATGTCAAAAGGTATTTACTTAGGTCCAAAAGTCAAAAACTCTGTTAAGGTCGCAGGTATTCTGGCGAGACTAAAAGTAAGACAAAAACACCAAGACTGGAAAAGTCAAAAGGTTAATGAAACCTTTACGACCAAAAAAGATGCTTGGCGAAAAGGGATTATAACTAACATACCTGATAAAAAGACAATGTATTTTACGGGTAAACAAACCTCTTACGATACGGCTGTTGTTTTCCGACAAGCCATAAAAGTCAAATAATGTCGTATTTTCAAGGTAACCTTTTCCAACTCAAGTTATCCAAAAAAGAACTTCTTCCTTTTCTGTCTATGTTACCCATAGTTGAACTTGGGGCTAACGAGGTAGAAAAGTCAAAAGCGATGAAAGTTATAGGCTTGGACAATGAACTTGTTTTTGACTTATTGAAACACCATGACCTCGATTTGCTAAACGCTTATCGTATTGTGTTATTTGTGTTAAGCCTAAAAGAGTTTCCTTCTGACCTCAATCCGTTTCTACGAAGAATAAAGTTCCTCGACAAGGGATTTGAGACACGCTTTAAGAGAATGCTTGGACGCACATCTGTTTCTGAGAATAATATTTCTGTGAAAGAACTTAATAGTTGGTGGGAATTAAAATCCAAATACGATGATGGTGGTAAACCAATAACAGAATAGGTATAACCCAAATCATGTTAATCGTAGCACTACACGCCGTCTGCCATTTTGGCAGGGTTGAGTTCCGCTATGCGAAGAAAGGCGAAACCCAATAATCCCTACATTCTATTATAGAAAAGGTTTAAGGAATAACGACCTATTTTCGCCTATACAAGTTATCGTTATTCTGTAATTCAAGGAACGGTAAGGAGTTATGTCCAAAATATTTCATAAATAGTTGTTCAAAACTTGCCCCCCCATGACTATAATAATATGTAGGGAATGGAAGTAAGACGCTGAACCATAATAATAACCTAAGTGAGATACTTGAAAAATACTTTGGTGCGTTCCTTCCCTACATTAACCCACTCTAATAACAATAATAGAAAAAACCAAATGCGAAGCACCTATATTTCAGAACGAAAGTTCACTTATGATAATGGTAAGAAAACAGAACGCCATGTTCTCTCTACCGCCCACAACCAAAATACTCTGCGTGGATTCGATGTGAGTAACCTTACAAAAGGACAAATCACTCGTATCCGTAATGCTTGGGAGAAAATCCAAAACCAAAATTGGAAGTTGGAAACCAAAGAACGCAAAGTTATGGACGCTGTTGGAAGTCCTGCGAAAAGTAATTTCCGCACCTTCAAGACGGCAAGTATTAAATCATTTGATATGTAATTATAGATATATTTAATGTAAAAACTTAAAGTTTTTTAGCCTTCTAGCGATTATGTTGGAAGGCTTTTTTTTTGCCCATTTTGTTCCTTTTTCGCTTGACATCGAGGGGGGGATATGTTATAATATACGCCTAATAGGGCAAGAACTACCTTACCAAATTAACCATAAACTCGTTGGAGCAAAACCAAATGTCTAATAACTTTGTAATTGACAATACAAAAAAAGAAGTCTTGACCACTCTTATCAAAGGTGGCAAATCATGTTTAATCACAGGCGCAACAGGTGCGGGTAAAACCACTTTCTGTTACTCACTTGCTGATGAACTTAATATGAATCCTGTTGTTATCAACTGTGGTTCAACCCAAGATGCTAGAACAAGTTTACTTGGGTATTTTACTTTGGAGGACGGAAACACAAAGTTTCAACAATCTGATTTTCTAAGTGCTATTCAAAAACCGAATACACTTATTATCCTTGATGAATTATCAAGAGCAAGTGATGATGCTTACAACATCATCTTTCCTATTTTAGATTTCCGCCGTAACATTCGTGTTGATGAAGTTGCGGAAGGGCATGAAATAGAAGTTGATGGCTCAGTTAGGTTTGTCGCTACCGCAAATGTTGGTATTGAATACTCGGCTACTAGAACTATTGACCGAGCGTTACAAGACCGTTTTATGGTTTTCAACTTGCCATACTTAAACAAAAAACAATTAAAGTCTTACATTAGGAAGCAACACGATAAGGAAACTGCGGAAGCAGTATCTCCGTTGCTTGATGTTTACTCTTACACCCACAAAATGTTTGCTGACGGCAAAATTGGAAGTCGTTTGTCCACGAGGGCTGTTCTTGATGTTTTACCTTTGGTAAAAACTTTCTCGACGAAAGACATTATGGAAACTGTTATCTTATCTCAGTTTTCACAAGATTCATCTAGCATTATCAACGATGCTAATATCATTCGTGAATATGCCGATAGCATTGGGATTTATAACTAATGAGCAAGAAAGTTTTTCAGCCTAACGAAGATGTTAAGATTGACGCTGAGTATATGGAACGATGGCTTGGTGGGGTAAAGATTCATTCTTTATCCCCTAAGACCCTGTTTGATTTACAAACTTTGTTATCACACTACAGGGATATTATTGTTCCTATGGACAATGTAAAAGTTTCGTTTCCTGTAGAGGGTTTTGATACTGCCTGTGCTTCTGTTGATGAAAAAAAGATTTTCATTCCAACTCAAGTGTTACAGGAGGGTAAAATAGATGAAACCATTGGTTTGGTTATTCACGAATTAAACCATATCAAACACTCGGAAAAGGAATCGACTTTGTTAAAGGTCTGCGCTAACTTTATTATGGTGTGTTTAGATTCTATCTTTGTGGAAACTAGCGTAGAAGGAGAATATCTTTCATTGAAAGAAATAGTGTATCAAGGAGGTTTTAATTTTGCGCATATTCAGCAAGGTTATCCCCAAACACCTATGGAAGAATTTTTCTCAATGTGTATTAAAGATGTTATGCTTTTGTTAAACTCGGTTGAGGATATTCGGATTGACGCTATATGCCCACATAACTTGAAAAAATACATAGACAAGATAGACACTAACTCGTTTGAGAATTTCAAAGAACATTATGAAAATGGAGCGTTAGACGATGAATCTTTAATGAACATCGTTTACCGTATGCTGTATCATCATAAAGGTTTTATTCACGACCCTACTATCTCCAAGCGTTATGGGGATACAGAATACATCAAAAGCAGTTTACCTAAAACTTATGTTCCTACTTTGTTAAAAAGTTTTAAGAATGAAATTAAAGAACATTGCGAGGAGATTTACAATAGTTTTAGTCCATCTCAACCGCAAGGAAAATCTCAAACTGATGAATACCTAACGCTTATGGAAACATCATCAAATGAAGAAAGTTTCAACAAAATGTTGGGAGAAGATAAATCTTTTTCTGATGAATGTGTTGAGGGTGTTGAGTTCGAGGATTCTGAGTTAGACCCTAACTCAAACTTGGAAAACCGAAAAACTGAATACCAAAAACAAGAAGAAGATAACCGAGAACTGGCAGAAATGCCTTCTTACATGGAAGCATCTATAAATGTTTTCAAGAATGTCGATGTTGTAGATTGTTCAGAACAATTTACAGACAGATACGGCGATACTAACCAAATAAATTACAAAACACTACTAATAGGATAATGCCTCAAACCACAACTAAAAAACTACACCTTTACCAACCAAAATCACCACTTGCTTACGCTGACACCATGAACGAGGAATTGCTTTCTGAGTTTGATTCTACGGACATCGAAGCATACGAAAAAGAAGAAGTCGTTATGTTCGGTTTCCGTAAGGAAGATATTACTTCCACTCAAACTGTAATTGAAGAAGTTTCACAAGGATTAAAATTTTTGTTCGGCGACCAATCTAAACAATTAAAATACATTGAGAGAGCCTTAACTAAAGGCGAAACTATTTGTGATTCACATTACGATAAGTTTGTGAGAGCAGAAAGGGTTGAAAAACTAATAGATAGTGCTAAGTTAAAACACAAAGGACAGGCAACCCAAGTTGGTTTGTCTGAAACTAATGTTGAGGAACTTAACTCTGCTATCGCATACCTTACCGAAAAAGGTTTTACATTTGGGCGAGATTTTACTGCCCATAATGCTATTGACATATCAAAGGCGCACTACCTTGAACAATGCCATCTCGATGAGGATTTAGTAAGCCTATCAAACGATGTTGCGGATTGTAAAGAATGCGAGTTGGAATATGAAAAAGGCAATGTAAACTTATCAGCATACTCTTTAAGTTGTCGCTGTTACGAGGATAAGCCTCTTGATATTAACTTTAAGGATAACGCACCTCAGTTTTATGTATATGGAGAAACGCCTAATGCCTAAACCGAGAGTAACGATAGACAAAGAAGTGATGTTTGACGAGGATAAGTTTTCTCGTCGTTTTGATGTGTTAGGTTTTCGTGATAACTTATACCACAAGTTTTCACGCAACATAATGTTATTACTTGATAGCAAAAAACCTAGAACTACCTTTACAAATAAGGGTAGACTAGAACCTCGCAGAGCATACCGTTATAACTTTTCTGACCAACTGTTTAAGCAAAACCAATCTACCCCAACAGGAGATACTACCATTCTATTTTTGATTGACGGTAGTGGTAGTATGGAAAGTTCCGATAGAATTGAAAAATGTAGTGCTATTTGCTCTGCGTTTGGAAAAGCAATAAACGATGTTACTAAAAACCAAATTAAGTTTGAGTGTTTTGTAAAACACGCACCTCCTACGGACGATGTTGAATACGGAGGTAGGTTTGTTACCCTTACAAAAATACTTTCCAACACTAAGAGTTCTATAAAAGATTTCGATAAAATTTTAAGGCTTACCACCCTTAGCCCTTTGAAAGTAACTGACACAAATCGACCTATTGGTAGTTATACTGCTGAGTTTGCTGTGTTACCTGCTTTGCGGAAATACATGGCAAAAAATCTTACGACTAAAAATGCGATTGTAGTAAACCTTACTGATGGTGGGGCTTACTGCGAATTGGGAAAAGATGGCACTTACAGTTTTCGTGATAAGGAAAACGGACAGATGAGAATTAAATACTTATCTCAAGTTCCTCATGTAACTGTTATGGTAGGAAATGATTTGGACGAAAAGGAATTAGCCGAAGTGTATGGCAATAATGTAGTAGAGTGCGCAGATGATAATTTTGTGCCTAATCTTTTTAAGATGTTTATGGGATTTTTGGAGGATACTTATGAGTAATAAACTAACAGCAAAACAATGGAATACTCTTTGGGAAAAATACAAAAACTTAATGTATAGTATTTCTTACCGAATAGGTGGCGATAGGATTTGTAATAGTCTTGAGGATAGCGTTCAAGAGTTATCCATTACTGCTATGGACGCTTGCCTAGCATACGAAAAGAAAACAGGAAAAAAGTTTGATGAATACATAAATACTACCCCATTTAACAAATACATTAAAACTTGTTTATGGAATAGGAAAAACAACAACGGCTTGAAGATTGAAAAGAAAAGAGCAATCAACAGTCATTGTAGTTTAGATGAACAAATAGCGGAAACAAATATAAATCTCAATACTGATGTTTGCCCTGTTTCTGCTTTGGTAGATGATGTATGTCTTACAGACGAACTGATTTCTGTAAGAGATGTAATCCTTACCGACACAAACATGATTAAGCCTAACGGCAGAATCAACATCTCAAGATTATCAAAATATCTTGGGAAAAGTAAACCAAATACACAAAAGGCACTCGCCGAACTAAAAGAAAAATACAAAGATTTTGAGGAAATGAATAATGTCTAAGTTTAGAAAAAATAAAACAACACCAAAGATTGAGGTCTGCGGAAAAACACCTGTCTCTCCTGTTTTCGCAGGATTCAAAGATGTTATGGAGAATTTAACATACGGCATACGAAACAATAGTGCTATTTTGGATTCTGAATTGCGAGTGTTAATTGAAAACTACGAAAAGTTCCGCTACTTAAATAGTGGCGAAGCATTTTTTAGCGTAACCAAAGAGCATGAACCAAAATCGAATTTCGTCGAGCAACCACATAAAAGTGGTTTAATTGTTTCTGTTGGTATGTTGCGTTTACTGATAACTACTATCCTCCCTGTAATGTTAAAAGACCGTTATACTCATACTCATAGGGGCGATAAGCGTAAAAAGGAAACTAAAAGTATGGATTGGGTAAAACCAGATTTCAAAAGTATGAAGCATTGGTTCAAGTTGTTGGATACAATTTGGTTTGTGAAAGAAAGCCCTTGCGATATTATTGAAGCAACAGGACGAATAAAAGTATTCAACCAATGTAACACAAAAACAAGATACGGTTATCGTATGAGTGGTATGCCAAGCCCCTTAACTAACATTTTCATGTCGAAAAGATATGAACCAACATCATGGTATAATACTTGTAGAAAGTGTTATTACAATGACCATGCCGACCATGTTTGGAGGGCAAATTACAAAAATGATTACGCACCTCTAAGAGACTACGGAATGTCTTATGACACCATTTTGTCTGAAACAGCAATGTCGCTATAACCTTAACCCTAATAATAAAATGAAATTATCAAAGAATAAAATAACCTTTTTAGCAATAGCATCTGTGGTATTGACTATCTCCTGTGTTATGTCGTGCGTAACCCCTACGCCAAAAACAAAAACGCCTAACGCTTTACTGTTAGAGTGGAATGAAATTTACGAAACCCTCGATACCACGATTGACGAATCAGTTGATATGGAAGTTTGGGGGTTGCGTGAGAAACTAGAACCTCATGGTATTACTGTGTTTCGTGTAGACCCAAATAATGTTGAACACCAACGCCGATACCAAAGACATCTTTTGGGTAACTTAAACCCAAGAATGGAAATGACGGATTGGCAAATACATAAAGCGCACTCGTATCCTGTAAATGGAACAATGTATGATGAGAGTTGCCCTCATTGTAGAAAAGAAATGGTGGAATATATAAATGTAGGAATACAAAGATACAAAGCCGAAGTGGAGATGGGTGTATGAGAAAAACAAGTAAATACAGAATGTTAAAACGCTTTAGCCACAAATCAAAGGCTGAAGCGTTTATGGAAAAACTAGGCAGGGATAACTTGTCTATATTTACAAGAAAGTTTAAGGACAAGGATAAGACTCGTGTCTATGTAAGAGAACTTGTAAGGAAGGGAAGTAAATGAAGTTTTTAGAAAATTATTTTAGAAAAGGGTTTTACACAATGGCTTTCCTTAGAACGCTTGCGTGTATTATCCTTTTGATACTTGCGTTATGCTCATGCGGAACTATAGAATATGCTTACTCAGAAGCATCTTGGGTATCACATCAAATTCACTTTCAAGAGAACATGGATATGCCTAACTGCCATTGGTGTTTTGAATACAACAGACAAATACCTTAATTATGCCAAATCATTGTAACACAACTTTACATCTTGACGGAGAAGAAATCCACCGCCAAGAGTTTGTAGATAAGAATAAAGGTTTTTCATGTTGGGATACTAAGCAAGAGAATGAATATAAAGATTTATCCTTTCACGCACAAGTGCCTATGCCTAAAAAACATATCAACAGCCATAAGAAAAAAACATCAAATAGTGATTGGTATGGTTGGGCTAATAAACAATGGGGAACTAAATGGGAAGCCTACGAGGTTTGTCTTGACCATCATAAAAACTACACTACATATAACTTTGATACTGCTTGGTGTATTCCCGAAGCATGGTTGAAAAAGGTTTCTAAGAAGTTTCCAAATATAAAGTTTAATGTTGAGTGGGCTGAAGAAGGAGGTTGTGGTGGCAGATTTATGTTACACAATGGATTCTTTTTTCATGTCCATGAGTTTAACGAAAAAGAATGGAAAGAGTTTATGGGGTATGATGATGACGAAGAATAAAAAGAAACCAAAAGCAAAATTAACCAAACTTCCTCCATGTATTATATGTGGGGGAACAGGTATTCACGAGGAAAAAATTAAAGGTTACAGACGATACAAATGTTGGTCGTGTAACGGAACAAAAACACAACAACTAAACACATGAAAAAAATAAACACACTAACACTAATATCGGTTATCCTGTTATACACAACAACCGTAATGTTTGCTTTTAGTATCCCTAGAGCAACATACCCAAAGAACTTTATACCTTTTTGGTCGCAACCAAGAGGTGGACACGAAACAACATTGTTGAATACAGCACAGATTGTTCGTATCGTTCCTGTTTTCGACCCAAATGAAGAAGAACCCAATCATAAAGATATTCAACACTTAGAAGTGTATATGACTGATGGAAAGGTTCTAACAGTAAACGAGAATTTCGCAGAGTTTTACCAAAGAGTAAGAGTATCACAGGCAAAGTAATGAAAGATGATTACAAAGTAACACCAATACCCAAAGAACTATGGGGAGCATTAAATCTTGTTACTCACGAAGTAAGAATGGCATTGGCTATAACTCGTTCAAGAGATACTCGTTTAGCCAAAGCAGTAGCATTACTTGATGAATATGCTTCTTGCTTTGGTGCTGATGGTAGAGTTTCACAAAGAGGAGAAATACCACAATGTTGGAACGCAGAAACTATTTTCACACCACACAGAGAGTTTGGTAAAGAAGAAGTTTGTAGAGAACAATTAACATTTAATTTTGAGAACAATGAAACTGAGTAAAAGAGAAGCAGACGCAAAAATATTAAACACCCCATTGAAGTGGGGAAAATATGCTGTCATTAAATGGTATGCCAAATCATCACTCGCTTATCGGTCAGCCGACTTTGCTATTATGAACACAGCAAGCGGAGGTTATATGTATTCAGAAATTTGGTCAGCGAAAGCCTTTGGCATAATAAACAAAGGACTCGAAACGCCAAACAAAAACAATGATTGGTGTTATAGTGCTGTAGTAAATGTACAAACAGGCAAAATAGAGTGGAGAAACTACGCTGATTAAGACTATAATAAAGTATGAGTAATACACTAGAACACAAAATTACAGAAGATGGAACACATGAGTTCGATTTTCAAAACCTTAAAATCCATCTAACAGATATTAGCGGTGCTAATATTGGTTCAGAAGGAGGACTGCGCTTTACGATGAGCCTAAAAGAATCTATGAAAGGTAAAGAAGTTTTAACCAAAGTAGATGAGTTCATCGTATATCCCGATGCTATAGATTGGAAAAACGGCGGTAAGATGAAGCCAGAGTTTGAAAAAAGAATTAAGGAAGCACATGAATCTCGTGGAGAATCCTTAGCAGACGAAGCAGACCCTCAAAACGAAGAAAAAGAACAATCAGTAGATGAGTAAAGAAACATATATCGTAAACAAAAGATGCTTTGCCAATGAGTTCGTATCTGTTAAAGCAAACTCTAAAGCAGACGCAATAGCAAAGGCAAAAGAAAACGAGGGGAATACCCTGTATGGACATCTTGAGTATAACGGTTATCTTCCATCTAATATGTGGTCTGTCGAAAAGATGAAAGAGACAAACGAGCATTATCGTGAAAACCCATCAAAAAATTGAAGGAGAAACAAAAACCCATGGACACAGAAAACAATACAAGTGGTAGTGAAGGAGGACACCCATACTTTACTACAGCACATAAACAATCACTAAGACTAAGACTAATGAATAAGTATAACCTATGGTCTACAATACTAAACTATAAGTTAGGTAGCCCTCTATTATCAGACCTCTATAGTCTAATCAAATGTGGTGTTATTATTAAGATTTTATTCTTTTTATAACCCAAAACGGATTAAAAGAAGATTAAAACTCGGCACATACTTGGTAAAACTAATATAATTTGGTTGCTCACATAGACTTGATGCTCGTGTTCCTGTTCCAAATATGTGCCGTTTCTTTTATTCTTTTTTGTATAAACTAATACAATCTTGTTATAACTTGATGGTTTTTTTATTTCAGTTAGGGGGCTTGCCCAAAACATTAAAAAAAACAATAGCCATAACGCCCCCCATTTAATCCGATTTCATGTGATTTCTTAACCATTAAAAGTCAAAAACTATTTAATATATTCTATTAAACTAAGAAAAGTCAAAACTATATCCCATTTAATTTTTTTATTAAATACACGAACCTCGCACGGTAGCAATACTATGCGAGGTTATTTTTTTGTTCTAAGAAAAGTCAAAAGTAATATAGCACTAACACACACATAAGGAAAAGTCAAAAACACAATAAAGTTGGCACGTTCAAGAGCCACGACCGCTAACCTGAGATATCTATTGATTATATTATGTAATTTGTTCCGCTGTGTTAAACCATGTTATACCTATTTTACTTTAACTAAATCCCATAAGGATACAATCCCCATAAGAGCCTAATATTATACCACAGCCTAAGCATATAGTCAAGTGTTATGTCCTTTATATTAAAGCACTTACGCGCGCCCGTTCTTTTTATTCTTTTTTACTCACAACTTTTCGCATTTAAAACCTGCGGAGCAAAGGACTTAGGGGCGTGGCGGTGCACTCGGTCTGCCAAAATGGCATACTAAGCCCCTTCTTCTAAGTAAAGAGGCTTAATGTTATCAAAAGTTATTCGCGTAAGCGTCCTGTCCTTATTCGCAACCCATTTCCCTTTACAATGGGAACAAGTTACACTTGTGGTAGAACGCTCATCAAGGTGTAGAGAGAAAGTATCACACTCTACACACTTTAGACAGCCGAGAGAGAGGCTTTCTAATAACCTCTCCCTCTTGCTTTTAGATATGCCGTATTTACTCACTTAATTCTTGCTCAAGTAAAGCGTCAATATCAATATCTTGGGAAGCAAGAATCTCTTGAGCCTTTTCCATACGGTCAGCCTTTAGAGATGCTATTTCCTGCTCTAAACTTGCTTGGGTTTCGTTAGCATTAGCCAAGTTTACATGGCATTCTTCAATTTGTGCTTGAAGTTTAGCGATACGAGCGTCCAAGCCGTTATCTGAATTAGTCCAACGACGAACTTTGGTCAATTCTTTCTGAACATTCTTAATAGAAAAGTCAAAAGCCTTAATCTCTTTGTGGTCTGATACTACCTCACGAGCGACACGCTCTTTGAGTTTAGAAATCTTCTTCTGAGCGTCTTGAAGTAGTTGAAATGCGGAACGATGTTTTGCCATGTGTATAATCTCCTTGATTTGGGTAATGGACTTGATTTGTGAATGTATATTATACCGTCGCCTATAGCGTTTGTCAAGTAAAAAAAGTCAAAAACATTGATTTTTCTAAAAGTATTTAAAAAATAATACCCCAGCCCCAGCCGCAGCCGCCAGGGAAAAGTCAAAAGTCAATACTGCCAAAATGGCAGCCGCGGTGCAGGCTCTGCTAATTTCCCATAGCATACCCATGGTCAGTAAAGCAACGCTCTGCGTGAGAGTATGCTCTATCCTCTTCTTCACAGTGCCAAGAGCGCTGACCCTCCTCACAATCACAGAGGACACGGTCAGACCATGCGACATTTTCGGGAAGTTCCCAGATTTCAGAGCTAAGCCAAGTAGCACCGACATATCCAGTATCCGAGCATTTAGAACAATCAAAAGAGGTGGTAGATTTCATTATACATATTATAACATAACCGTAACACGCTGTCAAGTAAAAAACAATAAAAATTCGGGCGGGGTGCAGGTGACTGCCAAAATGGCAGGGTTTTTTGTGAGAAACCCTAGAAAAACTCCCTCCCTAATTTACTTTACACGCCGTGAGGTTAGCGAGATATAATCAATCAATCTACATATCAAATGAATCAAAATAAGGGTCAGAGCCATCGCAGATATCATCGACATCTTCCACAGCCTTGTCCATTGCCTTATCCCCTTGAGGACAGTCGCAATATATTTGACCGTCAATTAGACCGTCATCATAACACGCACCGCAGTTAGGCATATTAGTAGCCTCACACGCCTCATTAGGCGAGTAAGAAGAATCATAGTAGTTGATTGATTTCATTATACATATTATATCATCGCCGAAGCCTCCTGTCAAGTAAAAAACAATAAAACTTTTAAAAACAGGGTAAAATGACCGGACTGCCAAAATGGCAGCCGGGGTGCAGCTCCCTTGATTTTTTCAAGGGGAAAGTGGGGTTTATTATATAAACCATTTTTCCTTGACCTTATGCCCATGAAGCGCGTATTTTATAACCTTAACCGATTTTGACCAACACGCGCGACATGACGCACATTTTCCTTTCCGCGTAAACGCTCGGCATAAACTTTCACCCTTGCTCGGCTTAAACTCATCGGCGGATTGTATAATGGTGGAAGTAGGCGCAGAGTTGCTCATTACAATAGCACCGTTAATA